GTTTTAAAGTACGTCTTAATTAGTTCCAAGATGCGAATAAACCCTTCCATATTCTCCTCATCAAGAGCAGTACCCGGTTCATCGAGGATGAAAAGATCGCCCTTTGGCAAAGATGAAACGCTCAGCAGCGACAATCGGATTGCCATAGCTGCCAAAGTTTTCTCTGCGCCAGAGCCCATTTCCAAAGGTCGGGCTTCGTGACGAGGATGCTTGATAAAGACATTCATCTTCTTGCCATCGTCCTCAAAGAAGATCTCAAAGTCTACGATATTCGCCAAGACCTTCGCGATCTCTTCATTGATGACTGGTAGCTTCTTCTTGATAATGTCGTAAGCAATACCGTTAGAATGCATGCAGCGCATGAACAGATCGTATGCCGCGTACCGCTTCTGCAAATCAGCCAACTCTTGTTGGGCGCCTTCCAGATTTTCGATCTTGCTCTCGACTGAACCGTGCTCTTTGTGTAAATCCATGAGTTCGTTGTTAAGTACTGAAAGCTTAATGTTCGACTTTTCCAGCTTTCTCTCAGCCCGATCACGGTCCTTCAGCAGCGCTTCCAGATTCTCGATAGCATCACGATTCTCCTCATACACTCGCTCGTTAGCTTCAAGATCGGAGATCTCCTTTTCGATGCGTATGATAGAGGTCTTGTTCTTTTGCACCTGCAAGCGGCAGTCGGAAATCTCTCCCGACAACTCAGCAGATTTGCGCATCAGATCCTCGTATCGCGTCAGGTACCTCTTGACTCTTGCCGGCTCTAAACCATCAAGCTGAGTTTGAAGCGCGGCTATAGACTCTTCGATCTTCGCGATCTTTTCCTGTGTCTTGGGTAGCGATGCCTTAGCCACATGTGCGTCCTTTACAAACTTATTTTCAGAACAGTATTTGCAGTCTGGATCGTACTCATGATCTGCCAACATTCTAATCTTCTTTTCCTGTCGGCGGGCTTCGGACTGTTCTGCGTCTAGGTTCTTTTGCGAGTCAGCAGCAGAAGCGATAAGTTCTTCGATTTGTTGCTGTCTCATGCGGTATGTATCTACATCAAACTCTTTGATGAAACTATCCATGCGAATGCGAATCGACTCTTTGTGTGCGCAATCTTTCGACAGGCTCACGTTCTCTGCGCGCAGGGCGCTAGCGCGGATTCGCTTATCTGACAGCTTCTTCTTGATACCAACGATATCAACGATGCCGGATGGCACGCTTTCAATCTTGTTAACAATGTCATCCAACACGTCCTTAAAGTTGTCGCGGTGGGTCTTCTCAATGGTGAGAGCCTGCTGACATATACCCAAGCTTTCAAGCACATGCGCTTCGCTGGACTGTAACTCAGTCAACTCCGCATCGTAATCGCGATCCTCAAGTCTCTTGAGGGCACCCTTCATGTCCGCGCTGTCTTCCTTCGCCAACCTAAACTTTTTCTCAAAAACTTCTAGGTCGAGAAATTTTGCGAAGATTTCCTTGCGTCGGGTTGTTCCCTCGTTAATAAATTGGAGCGCTCCATGCTGCGACGACATAGACGACAATAAGAAGTCGTCAAGCGTACCAACCACCTTGCGAATGTTCTTATCTGTCTCGTTACGAGTCAGCCCATTCTCGCTCATTGTGTCGCCACTAATCAGACACTCAGACGTAAATTCAAGATCGGTCTTTGCCTCGACAGTCTCTTCACCCTTCAGGCGTTTAATATATTTCTCGCACTGGCGATTAACTGTATACACCTTTTCACCAATCGAGAATTCAACCGTTGCGTCACAGTCCTGTTTGTGCTGGTTAATCACATTCAGGTTCTTGCGTTCGTTCTTGGACGTGGAGTTGAACATAGTAAACAGCAAGCCATCAATAATACTGCTCTTTCCGCTGTAGTTCTTCCCGAAGATGCCAACAATACCGTTTAGCTTCTCAAAGTCAATCGAGTTACCTTCACCGAAGTTAAACAGGTTGTCAAACTTAAATGAGTTCAGCTTCCAGTTTACGTTACGGGTGATCTCCTCTTCCTTCTCGACAATACGATTGTAGTGTCCGTTGATAGAATGAACCTCTTTCATCAGGTCATCGTCTACCTCATACTCTTTGAGATATTCTTCGATCAACTCTTCCTGTACCACAGGATCTCGCAAGTCTTCCTTAACTAGATTGTATGTCAGGGCGTCAACGTTCCCTCGCTCGCCTGCTGCGCGATTAAGAAACGTAATCGCCTCTGGCTTGAAGCGATGCTTGGCAACGTCAAGAGCCTTCTTCATCCGGTTAAGCGGAAGGTTATTGTTTGACACCAAGCGCAGACGAGCGCCCTTCGGTACCTCAATCTTCTTTGGCATGCGACCCTTCGGAGTCAACTCAATCGTCACGAAGGGCTTGGGATTCTTGAAAGCAACGTGCTTCACGTCCCATGTGTCGCGATCCTTAATGTCCCAAATGAGAAGCCCCTTGTCGTTCGTCTCGCCATGGTTCTGTTGGATAGTGGAACCGGGATAACGGATGCGACCCTCATCGTCGAGCACCTGATCCGTCTTGTGAATGTCTCCCAAAAACGCAAAGTCAAACTTGTCGAAGATTTTGATATCATGCTCTCCGTGCTCCATGACCCAGCCAGCGTCAGTCTTGACGCCAGAAATCGAGCCATGGTACAGAGCGATGTTGATCTTGTCCGCATCAGTCGGATCTGTCCAGTTCTCCTCGTCAAACACAGATAGCACGTTCAGCGTATAATCGGCGTTTAAAGCCGTTTCTCCCGCGTCCTTGAGCAGATGCAGGTCAGGCAGGTCCAGAGCCTCTACGATGGGTGTAATGGCGTCCTGACGGCTGCTGTTGCGCAGGTTACCGTCATGGTTCCCCAAGATGATATACGTGGGTGCGATGCTCTCAAGGTTCCGAAAAAAGTCAGAACAAAGCTCTACAAACTCTGGAGAGATTTGTGTCTTGGTGTGGGCAATATCTCCACAGTGTACGATACAATCTACTTCTTCGTCACGCAGCGCTTGATATAGCTGCTTGAACACTTCCTTGTATTCGTAATGGTACTTTAAATTTTTAATGTGCGTATCTGCAATATGAGCAAACTTCATTTTTGTCCTCTAAAATGTGGGGTGGTTCCACGAATCGTTTTGAGCCTCACGGTGCTCCTGTTCATAAAACCTTCTGTAATCTTTAATATTTCTTGCTTTGCGTCGTTGTGGTGCGGTTGTGCCAATAAATAACCCTATCAAAAACGCTACACCATAGCTGCATAGCAAAGCAAACAACAAACTTGCTGGCAATTCTCCTCCTTATACGCGGACAGAAGACAGCGCATCGCTTAAGATATACGAACTGTCTTCTATTCGCTGTGCCGCTGACTTCCTTGCGGCGAACTCTTCTTTACTTATCGCACCAATGTCTTCAATGCCACTGGTGTCAATCTTATATACTTCCATATCATACTGTAGCAGGCTTTTGATAATCTTGCGCTCCTTGTATGATGCGTCTGAATCAAGCGCAATATATACGCGAGGGCTTTCTTTGACCAAGCGTGCGAACAATGTGGTGTTGTGATTCAGAGTCGAACCCAAAATCGGAACAGCATTGCCAGCCACGATTGCGTCGAAGACACCCTCGACTATAATAATATCTTCATCCCAGTCCAAGTATAACTCATTGAACACAATGTCCCGGCTAGCTGGTGGGTTCTTGTACCTCATCCACGCGCCATCGTACGCACGCGCAATAAAGTAATTGACATAACCATCCATATCAAAACTCGGAATCAGAATACGACCTGCGTATTCGCCCGATGGACAGTAGCCTATCTTCCATTTCAAAATCTCGTCTTTTCCGATGCCCCGAGCCTGTAGATAGTTTAGGACTGGTCTGGTAGCTGGCGAAAGGTTTTTGCGTGCCAGTGTGCGAAACTCGTCTGGTAAGGAAACTCGCTGCACAGCCTCTGCCTCGGGCAGCGCATCGCCGAATATGGAATCGAAATCGGTAACGTCATGACGACCGGTGATACGATCCCATTCTGTAACTTGCGCGTAGTTGCCAAACTTGCGAACAAGTCGGCGAACATTCTTACCGCGTGCGTCACAAATCCAGCACTTGTAAACATTCGCACGAACGTTCACCGACAGCTTGTGCTTGTGGTGTTTGCAGAACGGACAATAGAACAGTGTCTCGTCGCCCGCAATGCGGTACTCGCCCAAACAGGACGCAACTATCTTTAGCTTTTCTTTATGCATGCAGTATTACTATACCCTATATGCAGAACGCTGTCAAGCGTTTTCTTCAAAAATCTTAATACCTGCAAGAGCGATGACCACAGCATCTGCTCGATCATCAGTTCCCGGCTGGGGATTTCCCTTGTAGGTCAGGTTGTATTGGAAGCTTTCATACTGCTTTTCAACATATTCAATAACCACTCTCTTAGCCTGACTCTTCATGCCTTTGCCGCGTGGAATCTTAATGCCCAATGTGCGGCGGGCAGTGCGTACATCGATTAACTCTGGATTCTCTTTGAATACCTTGCGGCAGGCGTAGCTGCACATTCCGTTGAATCGCTGCAGTTTCGCCATAACGTGCGCAGTCGAGCCAGAGCGAAAGTTGATCGCGGGCTTCTCGACGAACACATAGAACGGAGTGTACTTGCTGTTTATCTTGCGCATGATTGACTCAAAGATCGCAGCACGATCCTCAAGCGGAAGTTCAGATTTGAACTTAATCAAATCACTGTGTATAAGGTTGTCGCTAGCGTCAAGCACGGCGATACCTATCCTTGTGGTGCTGATATCCAGCCCCAATGTATTGCTCATATTAAAAATCTACTTTTAACTTAAATGTGAAGTCGCGTTCTGGCGTCTTCTTTACTGGTTTTGCTATCTTGGCTATGCCAATGCAATTCATCTCTTCATCATAAATCTTAACTTGCGTAATGAAGGTTGTTTTTTTGAAGCTGCCCGTAATACTATTATAGGCGCTGTATACAACATTGTTTATTTGTTGTCTATCGTTCTCGCGATAAATCGTAGAACCCGTGATTGTTTCAACTGAGCCCGACTCATCTAACGATGAGGAGTGGGCAAGATATGTTGGGTTGTTGGAATGGTTTAGTTTGTTCTTTGGCGCTCGACAAAACATTGTCACAGTTGGGATATAGTTTACTCCTCTAAAGCTAATAGAGAATTGTGAACCCGTTAAGTCATCCGACTTCATATCCACATATTGAAGCTGCTTGTTGATCACCTGCGAGGCTCCTTCTAATGTACCCTCGTCACTCTCCTCCAATGCCCGAGTGGGTATGCCATATCCGAAATACACCCATTGCGAAGTTACCAAGTCTCCCGCACCTGCACTTCTATAATTCCTCTCTACTATATCAAGATCCCATGAGCCTGTCAAGAGAAAAAGCCCGGCGTCGTACATAACGATGCCCGCAACGGAGCCCGAACCTGTCGATCCTGTAGGTCCAATCTGGATTAATTCGCCATTGTTTTTAATGTCAGAAAGTTCGCCGACCAATGTACCGGTAAGATAAAACTTTAAATTAATGGAGCCTTTCTTAATCGAGTTACCATAAAAGATGGATGGCACATCAATAATACTCATCTCTTGTGTGCTTTTGTCCCACCCGTTATCGACCTCTTCATTGGATCCCCCTGAACCGGTGAAGGCGAAGTGCCGGCTCGTTGTTGCAGCGCGGTCAAGGTGACTCTTAAGGGCGAAGACGTGCTTTCTGCTGTCGTTCTCCCGGTAGTACAGTCTTTGAACAGATGCAGTCATCGAGTAGCTGCTGGTAATCTCATCGCCATACGAGATGCCGTGGAAGCCAGTTGAACTGACGGTACCGAATGAGTGCATGCTACTGCCCTTGACAATAAACGGAAAAATCTCGTTATTGACACCTTCGCCTTCAGTCGTGTCCTTAGCGGGGTCATAGACCGAACCACTAAACTTGTCCACGTTGAGTTCATACAAAGATACGTGTCCAGACTCAGGACTTCCTAAACCAAACTTACCATCAATCTGAGGATTGTGGTTATAATAAACTTTACTCGTAGTGTCGTCCGGTCCTCTAGCAACCGTGAACTCGACCTTGGGGAATGTCTTGATCCGATTATAAATCAGATCTCTTTTCTTAAATTTATAGTATGGCATTTTAAATAATTAGTCGCCGGTGATATATCCAACCGCTTTGGCGAATTCTCTAAGAACATTCTGCTTAGATGCCGAGTTTGGCATTTGAGAATATACCCAAGCATATGTCTTTTCCATGTGGACGATCACTTGGCGAAGTTCTTTATTTTTTGATTCCAGCAAGGCAATATGTTCTTTGGTTGGTGTTGGCAGAGAAATGCCCAGATCTGTTGCGATACACAACAGTCGATACCATTCGCGTTTAGACGAAGCATCTTGTGCGTCCTGAAACATACCTTCTCTTCGTCTCTGCTCTTCTTCACTCAGATGCATAAGTTTGTCTGGGTGAGTGGCTTTCGCTATCTTCTTAAAGACTGCGTTGGCAACGGCGTTTATTCGCTTTCTCTTTGACTCATCCTCGACGGCTTCTAATTCCGTAAAATCTTCCTCAGAACCAGTGCTGCTGGCATCGCGCTCTGGAGGGTCGGATAGATTAAACTCTGTCTGGTACTCTTCAAAGTCTTTTGCAAATCTTTGCTGCGCATCGGCGTACGCCATGCGATGATAATCATAATCAGCGGTTAAGTACCGAAGCTCTAAGATAAGCTTTTCGTATTTCTTTCTGAGTTTCGGTGTGCTCATACGAAAGCCCGCCTAGTAGTCTAGACGAACTCTCAGTGTCAACTCGTTTGTTGGGTCTTTCTTCAGGGGCTCTGACAACTTTGCCACTGCCATCAACTCATTGTCCGATGAGTAAAGTCCGACACCAGTAACATAAGCAACTGGAGTATCGCCTGCAACGTTCTTAACGCGAATCTTGGAACCGTTCAGGTATGTGGGGTTGGAACTGTAGTTGAACTCGTTGTGGTTCATTCGACAGAAGTAAATTGTCGAGTTAAGTTCCGTCGTGTTGTTGAACGAGAGGTTGTAAAGACGCGATCTCAGCGCATTACAGGAAGAGGAGATTTCAGAACCGGTCATCATTTGACGAATAAAAAGATTTTCACCCTCTGTAAGAGTCGGTGTTCCATCAGCGTTGGCATCGCTAGTGGTGGGTCCGATGTGTGGTCCAAGGAAAGGCTGATAGGTGTGGTGGGCGCCCATGTCCTTGTAGTTGCCTTCTACTGCGGTGCCATCGAAATATCCCCCATAGTCCTCGCCGAGCAAGCCAGAGCCATTTGCCGCTGTCTCGCCGGTGCCGTTTATCTTTCCATTGCTATGCGCAGCAGATGCCGAAGCATGAGCGAACAGAGAAGAAGTAAGCACAGCTACGCCGGCTTGATAATAAAGCAGACCGCACTTAACGCGACCAAGTTCTTTCTCGCCTTTGAGAAACTTTCGGTCAGAATATGCAAGACCATCAGTGGTTCGTCCACCATCATAACTGGTTTCTGCATAAAGCACAGCATAATCTCCTGCGGGAGAGTTTACGCGATAATCGTTTTGTGCATTGTAGTCAGTACATTTAATACGCTTATGGAACGACGCAGAGTTACCGGGCTCAATACCGAGTTCTAAACTAAATGAACCTTTCTTGATCTCGTCCTTTGTAAGCAGGCGAGCAAAGTTAACAAAGAAACATTCTTGTAGCTTGGTTCCGCCAGTCAAGTCTCCGTCTTCATCAAACTCCTGAATAACACCAGAAGAACTGTGTCCGACGAGCACCTTCGCCATCTGGTTATAAATATTAATCTTCTTGGCGTTTTGCGTGCTGGTCGATGAAGAGCACGATGAATTGGCAGAGTAGCCAAACGTAATGTCGAAAATGTGGTTTGCCGAAGAACTCAGATAAGGATAATCATAGATACTCTGGAACATGCCATGAGCGTAATTCTTGATGTTGACTTCGCTGGTGCCCTCCATATACGTGCCGGAAACAACCGTTCCGGTGAGAGGGATTGCTTCATTCAGAAGCGTCTTAGTTGAAACAATATCATTGTTTGAAAAAGTTTTATATGTTGTCGCCATGTTTTATTCCTTATGCCTTCTTAACAAATCTCACTGGAATGTCCAAACTGTATCCCGTTGTAGCGCCAGTCACACGCACAATAGTGTCAATGTAGTTGGTGAAGCTTGAAGCTACCGGACCATCATCAGTGCTGCGGTTAATACTAACCGTGCCTGTACCGCCGATGAGGTCAAACAGATATGTGCTGGTATTCAATTCCAGACTTGCTTGGATTCTAAACTTGAGGATTGTGCCGCGAGGACCAGTGATGACTTGCGTGTTATCCTGTGTAGAAGTTGCTGTACTCTCATTAGAACTCACATATCCACTGTCATTGAGAGTCAAGTAATAGCTTGCAATATTGTCGTCATCAATAAAAGACGGATCTGCAAGCGATGTTTTCGTGGGGTGAGCGATTCGACCAAGACGGTTATCGATTTCGAGGATATACGCAGTCTCAGCCAAGTCAGAATCAATAGTAAACGAAGGCGGGATTTCGGTCGTATTCAGCCCTTGGTCAATACGAACATGTGATGGAGAGTTAAGCGATTCGCCGGCGAGCACACCATTGGTTTGTGATGCGTTTAGTCCGCCAGAAGAATTTGCTTCTGAATCGGCGTCTACCGCAACAACAAATGTTGCAACGTCATCCAGCGTTGTCATAGACGCATCTGGTGCGCTGTTGTTCAATTTCAAAATTGGCAAATACAGCAAGTTGGTGCGAGAGATAGAGAGCAGCTTGCTCTTCATCATAGAGCCGTTATTCGTAAACGCCTCCATCACCGGTGATTGCAGAATCTCCAAGTCATAGTATGCGCTACCATTGACGTGATCTTTGTTATAAAGTGAGTAATCAATCTCATCGTCGCAAAGTGCGAACTTGCTGATTTTAAAAGAGCCATCGCCCTTTGCGAGTCGATATCTGCCTGTGTCGGTTAGTACCGCGTCGAGGATGATATCACCCGAGTTATCTAAGAATCCCATTAAACTCTTGTCTCCGTTACTTAATTAGTTTATTATACAGTAAATAGTGCTTTCTCTTAAAACATTCTTTTCTGTGTTTTAGCGCCGGCTCTTTGAAGCGCCGGCAGTTATGTCCTTTGTCTTTGTCCTAACACCAGTTTCCTTGTTGATCGCGTCTCCGCCTTCCGTCTCAGTAGCAGTTTTCTTGTGCTTCTGATTAAACTGAATATTCAAATCTGCCGATTTTCCTGTTGTGGTAGAGGTGATGCGAACCTTGTACTTTCTGCCCCAGATGTTTGCGTCTGCTGCCCCTAGTTGAATGGCTCCGTTTGCCGCGTCGAACGCAGAAGTAGCCTCTGTATTATTAATTAGTACCTGTTGCACTGTTGGGGCAATTTTAATATACTTGTTAAAATATTTCTTATTTGTCCTAGGGATGGGGTCTTTGAAAATATATTCTTTGATTAGTGGATAAATGACCTCTTTCTGCTTAACCATCTCTACTTCAAAAACGGGAGACGGGTTAGAAAAGTTGCCATGCACATCCACCTGTCGAACCATATAATAGTATTTCGTATTGGGCGCAAGGATATCAACCATTGAGGCTGAGTCTGCATATTTTGGCAATATCTCACTAGCTGGGAAGGTGCTCTTCTCGCTTGGTATTCTGGTGTTGACCCTTGCGTACAGTTGTCCATCGAAGTCAGAATATCCGTATGGTGCCTTGGTCAAGCGGTAGACCTCAAAGAACTCAGGACGATCATCCGACTCGTATAAAAGATTCTCACCGGGAAGGATTTCATTCTTTTGATATTTTCTTTGTAAAGCTGCTGCTTGCTGCTCAGTCATGGCAAAGTTTGGACCGTATGCATTACGATCCGAATTGATAAATAGGGTCGGCAACTGATTGCGACCGACGCTTCCCTTGAACACGCAAAGCAATTTGTGAGCAATACCCTTGTATGGAACGAACTCTACCTCTGGTACAATCGGCGCAGTATCAAACATCATGATGCTCTCAGCATGAATACGTGTTTTGACAAGCTTAAGGGTCGGGGTGTACCACACAGCTTGTGAGTATGGGGCATCCTTAAACGTCATAGTTTTGAGACTCTGATCATTCGCTCGGAGCATGGTTTCTAATTTATCAGTTGATTTGATAAGCGGGCTCATGTCCAAGGACTTGTTGCCAATATCATATCTTGTTCCGATGACAAGCGTGTAGGCAAAGATTTCATAAATGTACTCTTGTCCGTAGTGGACTTGCGTATCCATAAAGTTAATATTAGTAACCTTTGTGGAATTAGCGAACCAGAAATTCTGGATAAACTTGCCGGCTCTGTTGCCATTTTGTTTAACACTCTTTCTAACCTGATATACTACAGTTTCAGAATAAGCCGTTTCTCCTTTTAGGATCTGCTCGTAACTGCGAACATAGTCCGACACCATATCCTTGATCTTGCCAAGAGCAATAATAGTTTTAATCTGCTTCTCCAGCGTATTTACCATTCCGTCGCCGGCAATAACAGAAGCATGCGCATGAAGGCGTCCGGTCATCTTTTGCGTATCTTGCTGATCGTTTAACAACTCGTATAGCCAAGTTTCAACATCAAAAATGTTTCTCTTCATCGGCACGATATTTTGTTTCTGTACCATAGAGATGCCATCATCAACACGATGGACAACATGCATCTTTGGTTGAGCCTCAAATACAGGCTTGCCTACAGCCAACTCTGGTCTTTTGCTGCTTGGCACATCCTGTAGCAACGATGTGTTGCCGGGCTCGCTAGCAACGAGAGCGTCAATCAAATCTGGCATAAGCCCAGCATAATCAATGAAATCAGAGAACATTGCGAATTGATCTGCCGTGAAGCTAACATCGGCATACATCGGATAGTTCTCACGATGCAAATCAGTGTCCGAGATAAGCTGTTGATAATCTCCACTGAATATGAGATTTCTCATCTTTCCAGCAGAGTATGCTGCCGCTGGACTATTCTGGAGAATGCGCCCCAATGTTTGGCGCGCTGATTTGGAATCAGCAAGAGCGTCAATGTCTTTCGGTAGCTGAGAGGTGACGCCGTTTCCTTTCACGGCAGCTTTGGCAACCCTAGATAGCACAGTGCCAAACTCGTGCCAATACAGGCTGGAGATTGTCATAGCTTCAGCAGCATCGGCGTCTCTCTTCTTCTTTCTTCCAATGAGGTTTCCAGCAGTCGCTGATTTAATCGCACCACCAAGCGTGGCGTTGTCGTTTGCAATCTTAATAGTCTCAGGATCTCCGAGTTTAGTGTCTGCAGCGGATTGCAACAACATACACGGCAGCAACAGTTCTGGCGCATGCTTTGAAAACTTTTCGTACATCATCGAATAGAAATTATATTCCGATTTACAATGTGCATAATCACATGTGCCGTCAAAGGACATGATCCTCGATTCTAACATATTGAACGGCACGTTAACGTACGATGAATAATCTTCGTATGCAGTCTTGCTGCCAGCAACAGTTCTCGCAGTCTTTCCAATATAGTTTCGCATCATATTCCAAGCATAGATTGAGCCTTCTTTCTGAAATTGTGACCCTACTTGCATAGCTTTCATCTTTTCGCCGTACTTTGGATCCTCCGCAAGTTCGTCCGCTTTGGCGATCTGCTCTGGAGTAAGACCAGTAAGTGTCATATAAAGTTGGTTAAACGTACTTTCAACTGGTATAAGTTTAATATTCTGTTGGTACACGGGGAACAAGCCTGACGTAACTATGGGTCCATTTTTCTGATCTCGCCACTTTGTCATCTTGTCTTCGATAGGATCTGGTATTACTCCGTCTCCCGTCTTGGCGACCTCGTTAGAGAACACAATGTCAAATGGTTGCGACTGATAGACGCTACCCTCTGCTTCTAACGACATTGCGCCAGAAAGGAACATCAGCTTAGTATCAGGATCTCTGCCCCTGACTGACCAAATGCGATTAGACAAAGTGCGAATAGGATCAACAGGTGACATCACCCCTGCCCCAAGTGACGAATCTTCCAAAAACTTATCTGAACGCTGGAGAGACTTGAAAAATTCTGCTGTCTCTCTCTGGCGCGTTGTTGAGTCCAGAGTCGCGCCGCGAGCAGACTGCTGCTGCTTGGACGGATCGCGAGCAGCCATGTTCTCAAAATGCGTCTTAAATCGCTGATTTCTTTTTAAAAAGTTAATTCCATAAGCGGTAGATGAAATCACATATTGCTTCTTTCCATTCGCCATCAGTAAGTAAGTCCTTCTCTTATGATCTGTGTAGCCGGTCGGGTGAGCCCCATCTTTCGTTTAATGCCTGAAAGGGCTTTGCCATTGTTTCCAACTAACAAAAATCTATTATTCCAGATCGGCATTTCTAAAGCTTTGGGAAAAGCAATGCGCAAATCCTCATGATTGTATGGTCGCAAGCGGCACAAAATCTGCTGCCCTTCGGCTCTGTGCAAAGACCTGACCCTTTTCTGACTCAGGGGCGCCCAGATCTCTGCGCCAATTGTCTTTTCATATTTCGGGCGCAAGTTAGAATCGCGGTATCCCACCAAGTATTCTACACGCACGTTCATCATAAAATAAAGCTGATAAAGAGCATTAATCACTGGATGATTCCAATAGTCTGCCCCTACTTTGCCCTTTATACTGCTTCGCACAGGAGACGAAGGCGACGTACTCCACCCCGCAGCTTGTATGCTAATTGGCAAATTATTTAAAATTCTATTTGCTGCAGCAGTAAATTCCGGGGTAGTCCAGCCGCCGTATGCAAGAGCCGACTCGATTAAATACTCTATCACAGCAACTGCAGTGAAATTAGCTTCAGTCGAGCGCGCCGGGTGGCTTATAGTGGAGTGCATAAAATCTCTTTTTGTGTTAATCACCATTTGTGTCAAGAACTCTGTTTCATGTTGCATCTCAAAACCAGCCGCAAGGTTAGTAAATGCGTCCATCAACTCGGCGCCGGTTTGAACAGACGCCCACTCAGCGGTAGCCATGGCAGAAGGAAACACATCCACATAATCCACATCCTCTGCTTCCGCAGTGGGAAGTTCAACACCGGGTTGTGACAGAATGGGATCTGCCGAGGCGCCGTCGTCGACGCCTTCGGTCAGCCTTGGGTTAGAGTTGCTGTCTGCTTCAAATCTCCCTCGCAGGGCGTCTCCATATTCTTTTCCGGTCATCAGCGAAAATCCAAACTCGGGAGAGATTGCCTGTCCTACGCGCTGCTTGGAGTCTATTGTCAAAATACGAGTTTGATCTGCTTTGCGTTTCGAGCCCATCCACTGCACAACATTTTTAAAGTCCTTTTTCATTTCAGACTTTTCTGTGTGACTCCCAGTATAATCTTTGAGCCTTTGTAGGTTTATTGTGTTGTCTGGCTGCAGCATGTTGACGGACATACCTGACAAGCAACTGTATGCTTTTGCCGGGTTGGGTGCTGCGGTCGGAGATGTGAAGTATTTCAACACCTCGTTCTGTGCTCTCTCCATATAATCGCCTGTAGTCACGATACCAATTGACGTTGTTGCGCCGTTGGCGGACATGTTCAAGAAAGACGCGCCGGTAGCCGGGGGAGCGTCGGCGTTAAAGGCATCATTATTAAACCACACCTTGTGTGTGACTGTTCGATTGGTCACGCCGGATCCTCCATTGGGAGTGTTGGGGTTCGATGCTGCTGATGAGTTAGTAGTGGGGGGCTCAGAAGAAATCAAGTCTTCCACGATTTTAATATACAACTCTAACGTTTCGATGACAGCATTAATACCGCGTGGAGTGCCGGAAGCTGGATTACTAACGCTAGCCATATTCTTGCGGATCTTAAGTTTCTCCTGATCACTCATTTTGTTATTCACAATCAAGTCCAATAGTTCGACAAAGACCTGCGGAGCGCGGCGCCATGGGCGGGTGCGGGCATATCGGCGCGCAGCGAATCTTCTAAAATCTCTGGTAAATCTGTTGATTGTGGGGTCGTAAAAACCAACTTGGTTCTGCTTCGGCGCGTTGGTGTTGGCGGCTGAAACGCCGCCCACAATATTCACAACAGGAATGGCTTTGTCGGTTTGTTGATCGACCATCTTGTTCCCCACATGCGGATCTTTATATGTCTGTTGATAGCGATTCACAACTGGTATTTGTGAAAAGACTTCATACTCTTTTAGCCTTGTCACATGCTTTCTGAGTTCTTTTAAGTGAGCGCCGATGAAGACCGGAACATAATCTCTCATGGTGATCTCTACACCATATTGATAGATGCCGTCTGTCTGTCTCTTGACTCCGATATCTTTGCCGGTGAAGTGTCTGATTTTAAAATCTTTGCCGTTTGTAGAATTTGTCTTTAGGTTGAGTTCTCGGATGCCGCCACTGTTGGTGCGTCCAATACTAGTAGGCGCGCCGGTCTTTTTCTGTACTATGCGGCGTGTTGACTGCAGCTTTCCTGTTCTCTTTTTCGCTCTGGTGCTTACAACGACATGCTCCTTTTCTTCATTGGTCCATGGTTCGTAAACACTCGGATAGCCTCTCGCATACGAGCCCTGCTTGAAGTGCTTGACCCTTCTTCTTACAATCTTCATCTCTTCCATCGTGCATCTTTTCAGCACCGCGTCAGCAGTATTATCGGCAACGTTGTCAAAGAATCTACCATAAACAGAGTTGTCCTTCATGAAGTCTAGCTGACTAAAAGCAAACAAGAATCCACAACCGCGACCGGGCATAACCGACAAATGAATGTCGCTGAAGTATTTGGGCTTATATCCCGGCAGAGTAGTAAAGTTTTGACCGGTGCCGGATGCCAACTCATCAAGCATATTGATCTGTGACAAATCGACCGAGTGTGCCGGAACGACATTATTAACATCTCTGAAGTCTGAGATGCGCCCATCGTTGCCAAGTTCTCCGTTTGCAAGTGCCGTGACCCACTCGCCATTGTTGGCGTATTGGTTGGCGCTCATGTTAACCGTGTTTGTGGTTAAGCCATTGTCTTCCAAAAGCTTTTCAATATCGATGTACGAACAGATATAATAAGCTGCGTGGTTTGGCTCGGCGCTGTTGATCTCAAATTGAAACTTTGCTGGAAATTCATATATGGTGTCGCCATTTGTGTCAATACTGGAGTAGCCTGCCAGCATCAGGTCTTGCTCTGTGATTGCCTCGCCGGATGTGCTGCTATCAATCGCATTAACAATATCTTGAGCAGATGTTATTTTAAACGTAATGTCGTTCTTTGACTTGATCAGGTTACCCACACTAGGAATATTCTGTTTTCTGCCCTGTGCCAGTAACTCTTCTTTTGTTATCTTTCCAGTAAGGTATGCGTGCGCAATCTGCATGACCGGACCTGTTGCCTTCCCGATCAGCGATCTATATGTGTTTACTGCACGCTTGCTCTTGAACTGTACTGCGATGATGTATAAGTATTTTGTGATATCGCCGCTCATGAACCACTGACCAGCAACGTCTTCGCGATCTAAAGTATCTTTCATAGCAACGTCGAGAGTGACCATAGTGGTTTCTTTGTTGCTGGTTGCCATGCCCATTTGGGCTCCAATTTCGCCTAACTGCTTGCCGCTATAAGACGTGGAACCTAAATCAGCCCCGAACTGCTTCATAAGAGCCTCAAACCGGGCGCCGCCTTCGGCGCCCATTGTTGCCTGTAATTCTGCACGCTTGTACACGGGCACAGTCTCTTCAACAATGTGCGGATTTGTTTCAAGTTCGACAGTGCCGCCCACAGTTTCAATCGTGATAACCTTAATAACTGATGTAGGGATCAGATCGGCAAGGAAGTTCATGTCATTAGATGCCATTATTCACACTCCTCGCACAGCGAACCAAGCAAGTCAATATCCTCTGTATTGTATAGCACAGAGCCGGGGTCTTCCACGGCGTCATAACAATCCAACACTCTTGTCCACTCCCTTCTGGTCTTTTCATCAGTTGCTACATAATTGCAGACTGTGGAATCGTCGATCTCTTCATCTGCCTGAATGTCCATAAAGTATGGAACATAGGTGTCATCAAGAAGTGACAAGTTATACCTTGGGATCTCTGAGGGGTCTACCAAAATGTTATCCACAATCTCTTCTCCGTATTTCACGAAGCTCATTCGTGTCAGAGTCTGCCCTGTCCTGTCTCTGGGCTGCATTTTCTCATCCTCTTCCACTTCCCAAACTTCGACATAAAATTGATCTACTGCTTTTGCAGAATTCAATTCATTAACCTCTAGCACTAAGTAGTTGTCGTCTACAAGTATAAAGGTGCCATCAGGATAATATGTCGAAAGATACATATCTCGGGGCTGACCGGTACCGGGCAAGGCTTCTCCTGCCACGTCATCATCAAACTCTGTCGCAGGATGGCTCAAGCCTTCTTCCCATGCTGCAGGATCTACTGCGTCTTCTGTTTTGTGGATCTCAGTTGTGTAATCGATGTGTACTTCAAGTTGCGGGATCTTGGTGATATTTTCGTACGAACTGCTAACGTATGCCATGCTAGCTGTAAACTCATTTTTTAATGCCTTGATCTCCCATGCTGGTGCATACAACATCTTTTCAGAAATTATTGTTGAGTTGCCCAATGGTAACATATAAGGTGCGCGACTCGTACTAGAGCGTAAAGCGGTTGCGTATGCGTCTTGCGCGCCGACGCCAAACTCTGCGCTTCTTTTTGTATTGCGCTTAACTGCGCGAGTAAGCTTTTTAACCTGTCTTTCCAGATCGGAATACGAGGTTTGGGCGCGCATCGATGGTGTCTCTTCCTGAATCCTCGCTTCGGCGGTTCCAGAGATTTCAGGGTAGCCCGCATAGCGTGTGTCATAAACAATATCTTCGTCAAAGAAAGCATAATACGCAGGCTTCCATTGACCTCTAGAAAGCTTATACTTTCCATAGGACGTTAGGATAACCTCAATCACTTCTTCCTTTTTGTTAAAGAACGACATTGTTACGAACTACCTCCAAATGGCGCGGGAGCGACCAGCGTTGGTCCAGCCAATGACGGGGAAGGACTAGGTGCCGTAGAAACCGTCACGGGTCCATACGTTGCTGCCACAGCAGCCGTTGCCATTCTTCTCGTCGCCAAGCGTCTAGCCCTTCGGATTGACGCGGCTGTAATGGACATTCGGCTCATTACCCCAACACGGCGGCGGAACAGATCCGAAACAGATGTTACTACTGGTTCAAGACTGAACCTCTCATTTAGTTCTTGAAGTTCAATATCTTCGATCAGTGTCTTGTTTCGCAACATAACCGACATATCAATCTTAGCCGTCTCAACAAGGGAGAAGAAATCATATGGCCAGTTATAACTGTAATCAACAGTCTTCGCGGCGGCGCCTGCCTTGAATTTAAACCGGAATCGCTGGTCATCTAACTGGTTCTTAGTTTGTTTGAAATAGTTGATCTCGGCTCGTTGCTTGACCTTGAACACCATGAATCTAATCTGATCCGGCAAAGCCTCGCCGTCTTCCGCGCTAGCGCCGAGCAGTTCTGCAATATTCAATTTGTGTGTCACCTGCTTAGTCACCTGCTTCATAGTCTTGCCAGAGTCTGGGAACAAGCCCTGCCACATATCCGACAAATCTTGTGCTGAAAATTGGTGCTCATATTCAAAAATGTACATCGCGTACGGCTTTGCCGATGGTGTTCTGGTGAAGTCCAGATGCGGAGGCATCACATAGTCGCCCATGATCCTAATTTGTCGTAAGATCGAGTTGCCCAAGTTTACTTGCAAGCCGCTGATCGGAGATGCAGCCAATCCTTCCAGATTTTTAAACTTTTCTATAGCAGCCCAATAAGCAGTATCTTTAAAATCTCCTCGACCAAAATAGCGATTAATTTGTGCTTTGTCAAGTTCGATGAACCTGCGTCTGCCGCGCCTCATCACGTAGGGCATTACCACAACCGCCTCCTTGACTGTCTTAACTTCAGCCAACTGACCAAGCTTCTTTGCCCCGCTTTCAAATCCGACCAAAGAGCCCAAAGATCTTGTCAAGGCTTGAGCCCCACCGCGAGGTTGGAATTTGCCAGAGGGCACAGTTCTAGGTGAGCACAATGCTGCTTCCAAATCTTGGAAGTATCGAAGTACCTTGTGGGCTCGTTTCGGGTTGTTGCTCATCATCTTATCACGGACGAACATATCTTGCATACGAACATTGGCGATGTGTACAGGGTTCGTGTACCACATCTTGATCGGATCAAGCATCACCATTTCGCCATCGTTTCGGGGGGTATAATCTGACGTATCCTGCAGTTTAATTCCAATGCCGTTCTGATTTTGATATGGGCTTGGGTACCCTGTTTGTCCAAGAGGATAAATGTCTTCTAAGCCACTGCCGAACCAGCCGCAGGCTGAATCGCCTGAGCCGCCTGTGCGACCATGAAAGCCGTTAACGCCGGCAGGAACACCGATTGTCGTGGTCGAGCCGGAAGTTTGTGCTGTGTCGTCGGACCAAGGCTTGCCGTCTGGATCCAGCGTACTCGCATCGCCAGTGAAATAATAATCAGATGCCCAGCGTTGATAAGATGTTTCGCCATGGGTCAGACCGCTAGCCATCATGTTGCCGTTTGGATAGCGCGGGTACCTGCCGTTCTGCCTATATCGTCGCCCGTGAAGGGCGGCATCGTACTCGCCAGCACCAGCGACGGGGTAGGAGTTGTTATCTAGATCCTTAATCTCTCTGAGCGTGCTGACGTTGCCCGAAAGAGGTCCGTCGATACTCTTTGCCCACTTATAAGGTGAGTTCTCGGGTGGAGGGTTTCCTTGGGACGCGTTCCAGCCTGTGATTTGCTTACCATCGGCATCAAAGCCGTACTTTCCTTCAGAGCCCGTGTATCCGCAGATGATTTCTGCGCGTCCGACTCCAACGGAATTTGATATAATAGCATCGCTGTTATATCCGTTGGCGGCTCTGGCGCTCCCGAATTGTGGACCCATGCGTGGCTGGACCTCGCTGCCGAAAGTCTTCCTCACATAGCCAACGTGTTTCGTCTGATAAGGGTGTGTGTTATCGTATTGGTGGCTGTAGAGACTACAACCGAGAGCAGTACCGAATGAGCCAGTGCCTATATTATTTGAGAAATGGGGAGGATCTGGAATGACGCCGCGCTTGTTTTTGTGAAGTGGGCTATGATAAGATGCTGCCAAATTCCACTTATCAACCACGGGGTTATTTGGCACATCATAAAGCCACTGGTTGTAATAGTTGCGGAATGGGATTGTTATATTTTTAACCGTAGTGTCGGCGTCGTCGTGCTCCCTGTGCATTGTAAAGCTGCTTTCCAGTTTACCAATTCCCATCAATTGTTGACGCATTGAGCTAGTACCGGGATATCCTCTATTAAGGCTGGTCCACTGATTGGCGGGCGCGGGATAATCCTCGTCGCCCGAGCCGCCGGCGTGAAGGGAGCCGCTAATAATATTTGAACCCGTAACAGTAAGATCAATATAGTAACCTCTTTCAAAACAGGGACCGCTGCCGGAAATACCGGGTGTAGCGGCGGCGCCTCTGGAAATGGGGCAACCCCAAGTCGTGTCCAAAATCGTTCCGTCATCTGCGGAAACAATCTGCAAGTGTGTCATATCAGCGATAATGCCAGCAAGTGATCCGGTTGACATTAGGCGCCAACGCATATATTGTTGGCGACCGCCGCGCTGTAGCGTTCCATCTCTAACCTGATCTGGGTTTTGAATAGTGCCTCTTCCGACAGTATACGCCATCTCGGATCCAGAGAAAGAACCACTGAACCTGTAGCCCTGTCCCATGAGAAACCTTTCTTGACCGCCTGCCGCAAACCCGCCGGCTGCGAGGGCTGGCTGGTCGCCACCCTCGGAGTCGTCGCTTGTAATCAAAGCAGCGTCGAATGAACTACTGCCTCGCCAACCATCCCAGTCGGGGGCTCCCTGTCTATAGTCCAGTTCTCCTGTGCTTCCACTGAAGTAGCCCATAACGCCCGCAGTAGAACCAACCGTCATATCTGGCGAGCCAGTAATGTGCATCCACTTGGGATTGGCGATTGTCATCTCTGTGCCGAAGCGCATATATGCTGGTGGGATGTCCGCAACTTCTAGGTAAATGCCCTGCGAAGCTGATGGGATCTCGCCATACTGATGCCACATTCCGATGGGCTCACACAAGCCGGCATAGCCATGATGATAACCATTAGATTCTGCCATGGTCGAAGTGGAATCCGATCCAGAAAGCGCGAGAGGCGTCTGGTTATCTGTAAGTCCATACCCAAAGTGCAAGATGGGAGTTTCAAGCTTGGTCTGAATAACCCAAGCTGAGTTTCGTGCTGTGCTCTGCAACGAGTCTTGTACTGTTTGTGGCAGACCAGTAATAGCATCATATGTAACTTCTTTGATTGAAGTCTTGCCCTTGATATTAACTGCTGCGTCGATCTGCATTGCGTTAACGTTCATTGCATAGCCTTGTGGTCCGTATGTTCCCCAGTCACCATATGCACCAGAAATATAATCAAACTCATATCTCAAGAAGTTAATAGTTGTATTCTCCCAGATATCGTCTAAGTAGTGCTTACCTGTGCGTGAAGGCTTGAAGGTTAAAAATGCCCAAGCTTGACCATCGTAGTATGGAGGAGTAAACGGAGCATTGTATCCATTCGTGCCATCTTTCATACCGTACGTTGTCATAGATCTGTCGGCGACCTTCCCAATCGTTCCAGAACCAGCAACGTGACCTTCAACGAATTGTTGTCCGAAATCTCTACCGTAGACTGTTGGAGACGAAGAAACCACGACATTATTGCGCAGGAGCCCACCACCATCGGCGTATGCGACTTCGCCGCCCGCTGCGGCGTTTAGATTTGTGACGCCGAGATTGCCATCGGGATCATAAGATTGAGAAAATGGCGCCACGGAGCCAGTATAAATATATTCGTATTCTGGCTCAATCGCATAGCCGCCGGCACATGGAGGTCCAAATGCGGAGGGGCGGCTGTACATTGTAATCGTCTCGGGTGCGTCACTTTGCGGACGAGGATATTGACTCTCTTTTTTGTTGTAATTGATACCAACGCCCTTTTGGTATATATCTGGGTACCAGCCTTCACCGTAACCACCGTCTTTGTTGTGTCCATGGTTCTCCATGCCGATAACATCTGTATAATAGCAAGGCTCATATCGCCCATTGTAAACCAGTGTGCCACTATGAGAGCCATCATGGGCATGAGTCTTGAATGGTAATTTTGGACCACGATGGTTTTGCCAATGGTTGCTGGCGCTTGGAGTAAGTGGGCGTATATTATTCTCTTGGGACTTGAACAGCTTCACCATCATTCTATATTCTGGAATAACTTTTTCGCCGTTATGTACAACTGCCTCGACCTGCCCAAATCCTCCGTCAGACTCAGGCAAAGAAACAAACGACTGCATGGATTGGTCTGCCAAATAAAAGTTAGGAATCTCAGCCAAGAAGTTATGCATCATCATCTTGTACAGCGGATCTCCTTGACCGTCCCACGAAGCAGTAGCGTTAATAGAGGCACTTGGGTGAGGCTCCATATCAACCAGCGGTACATTAGTAAGATATCTTTCTGGCTCTACCAAAGTTTCAAACGGGAGCCTGTTATCAAAGTACTCGTTCACAATCTGGAAGTTTCTGCCACCGTCGCGATCAACAGATGCCGTAGTAGCCAACTTTCTGTGTAAGACGGGATAATCTACCGCAACACCAGACTTGATTGTGTTAAAGAGAATGCCGGGTGCCATGAAAGGACCGTAGAATGGACGCTTAGCCGCAGCAGGGTTGCGACCGTGAGTTTCAAAACCCTCGTCGGTAAGTTTGCCAGAACCGCCGACGCGAGGAGAGGTGGGATCTAAGATCTCATCAACGTCGAATGAGTAGCCCGAAAGTGCCACATCACTATAGAACCTAGCGTTTATAAGGGCATCATCTGTCGTCACTGCAGCGGTTCCATATGCAAATGTGCGTGCGGACGAGAAATCCTGAAGCCCATATCCCGTATCGGAGTCAGCGGTGGTGATGTGCCTAAAGGCTTTAGACGTGCTAGGATTCCCCCAGTCATAGGTCGAAGTGGAGGCATTCCATGCTGAATGACCTGTGGGGGCGCTGGCAGGGGTGGGATGTGCGTTCTTTTCGTTGTTATCGTTCCAAGAGAAGAACTGGACCTTGACACCGTTGCCGGCGGTACCATCTGAGCCGTCTGCAGACACGCCATCGCCGGCGTCATATTTTAATTCTAGAACGGTTGCCCAGTTGTCGCCGCTCTTAGTGGAGAGCCCGGTCGACCCGTCGATTTCAGATTTGTTATCTTGGAACCATTTACCGCGAAGTGAATCGCGCTCGTAGGTGCCGGGATTCCATGGCTCAGCAGGGGAGTAGTCCTCATCGGCGCGCCGGGTTGTGGTAGTGGGCATACCGGGGCTGACGTTGATGAACCCATTGTGTCTAGCGTGCTTGATAGCCTGAACCACCCCATACAAAAGAACCAGAGAACCCTTGTAGTTGTTGTCGTCGGTGGATTTGTAGTGATTTCCGCCTCTGACTTTATAGACTTGTGTGAATTCTCCTTGAGTGTACTGAGCGTCTACCCACTCGTTTGTTGTTGTGCTAACAACTTTAGTACCTGCGGTCAATAGGTCCGCTTTCTTGGAACCCAATGGTTCAAAGCCCGTGTTTATTGGGTTGGTGGTGGTGCCAGCCTCTGCGAAACCGTATCTTTTTCCTGCGCCCCATGGTACATTCCCGCTCTGCCTTGGGTCTGCACCGTCCGCGTTGGTTGCGTCTGTGTTATCAACTGCATCGTTCTTTGTGGTTCCGTCATTGTCGGGGGCGCCGATGAGTGACGTGCTATCACTAGTAGAGTGAGCATAGTTGCCCCAGCCGGTGAGGGTGGTCGTGCGATCAAAAACCAGCGCAATTCTTTGCTTAGCGGCAGGATCATCGATAACCATAAATGTCATATCTGGAATGGCATAGCCTGCCTCGGCTGTTCCTTCTTTAGAACTGTCGGCGCCTTTGCCTTGGGTGGCATCAAACAAGATCGACATTACCGCAGTTTGTCCGGCTTGTCCAAGACCAAGAATACCGCCACCGGGACCGAAAGGACTAAAGCCGTAGCGGTCTTGGGTTGAGCCGGGATTAGTAGAGCCCGAAGAATCAACCCGCACATACGAAGACGCCAAGTCGTTAATGCCCAAATCAGATTCAAATGTCACATGATCATCATAGCTGTCAACAAACTGCTTGCATAAGTCAACGGTGCGCAACTGAGGATAAAAGCCTTGATACGGCAGGAATTTCACAATCGCATCGCAGGTTAGTGTTAATTCATAAGGCTCTGTGATACCGGCATTTTCTGCCTTAATAGCGTCGAGCAAAGCAGGGGTTGCCGTTACCGCATAATCACTTATAAAGGATCCAGTGATATTATCACCAGCCTTTGTAGCGTCCGCAGAAGAAGTGAGATGCCCTCCCGAAGAACTTGGGTTTCCAAGAAGCGAAAGCCATTCTCTATCCCTAGAAGTGAATCGACCTTGCTTGTCAAGAACGAAATATGGCATTCTGTCGCTAATGCGATACTCTGGAATCACCTGTCTGTCTTGAGACTTTCCGCGAAGCTCTTCAAACCATTTAGAATAGTTAGTATAAAACGGCGACTTTCCAGACTGGATTGGTGCTTTCCACTCCCAATCACTAACATAAAGCCCCTCAACTTCGTGACCGATAGATCTGGTTAGTTGCGAAACTACGCGGTCGCCCAGCCCCAAAAGAGTCGAAGGTGCGCCTCCAGCCATAGTTTGCGAAGACGTGATTGGGATAGTAGTGCCATTATTTTCTGGGGCTGCATCTTGTGTGCCGTGCTTCTTGATGGCTTCCAAAAACGGAGACACGCCGTCACCCTTGCCGTACGACAACGCGCCCGTAAGTTCTGCGGTTTCGCTAGCGAAGTTGAATCGGCGAGCGTAAGCAGCCTTTCCTGCTGATGGAGAGCAATAACTGTTGCGACCGACAAGCATGTGCGGTCTGGAATATGAAGGTCCAAATGCCATACCAGCGGCGGGTTGAGCCACGTAACGCTCTGTCAAAATATGAGCGCCATAGGCGTCTTCACGAATCTTTCCAACCTTGAGAGCAAGCGCGTAGAAATCAGCGTTAGCCATTACACTAGAAGATGCAACAGCGTGGCGAAGGTTAATGTTAAAATCATGTTGTTCACCGGGGGTGTTTTGTCCAGCGGCGGTACTCCACGATGACGAAATAGTTGTTGGCTCAAAGCCGATGGACATACCATTATGGAACCATGTAAACTGATTCTGCAGGATGCCGGGGGCGCCGTGAGTAAGGATGTCAGCCGCCAAGCCGTCGAAATAGAACCCTTCGGCATAGCCGGGATTGGTTGCGCGATGAGAAGAAGAGGCTAAATATTGTCTTGGTCCGATAGCGCCGGCGTAACTTACTGGCAACAGATTAACGTTCTTCGCTCCGTCCATTGGCCAGATACTTCCAGAATACCACATCACATTTCGATTCTTCTCTTTGTGGTATTCAGAAATACCTTGGGTGCTCTTATAGCCCTGTTTTGTGTTAAAGGCAGATATTGCGTTCCATGTGTTGCCACCGCCCCAGAGGTAGCCAACTGTAAGCGCTGCCGCGTTGGGTCCACGACCAAATTCCCACTGACCATGAGGGTTACGAACATCGGGCTTATTAAAGTGGGTTCTTCTACCAATTGGTTCGTGATATCCGTGCAAGTCTGTGTGGTTGGTTTTGCCATGATATTCCGCATCAGCGTCACCGCCCCAATAACCAACATCGAAGTTGGAGCGCTGTCGCATATCACTTCGACCGGCGTTATTCGGTTTTGGATAAATGGTTTCGCGATATGTCAAATCAACCAACGTATAAGCGTCGTTGCCGTCTATATCGGTCATTTCGGTATACATCTCGTAAAGATCATTATAAGCTGTTCTGTCGGATTTGTAGTTGCGAAGACCTACATCTTCATTAAGTTTCGAGTTTGGAAAGTTTTTAAGATTATTAACGTGCGTCACATTCGCATATAATATTCTGTCCGGGTCATATGAGCCATCGTCAAAAGTGCCCCTTTGGATCGCCGCTAGCATAGTCTTTGCGTTAGTTTCAACTGCCGGTACATAATAGTGATTGTGCTTTCTTTCTGCCGTGTTGATATGACCCGAACGCCTGAATGCTGCAACAACATCATGAGTCTCTACAGTACTGAGCGATACGACGCGACCAACAAAGCCCGGTCTTGGTGGAACAACCCGATCAGATCGCGGGTCTACGACCACATAACGGTTGTTCTTGCGCATTGTCTGTGCTAACTGGTGCTCACCACCGCGAACCTGTTTCCAAGTTGGATACCCGTATGGTCCGTTGCGCTTCCACATTAAGGCATTAAAGATACCAGCAACAGACTGGTTGATGGCGTAATGCTGGTGATCGGTGGAGGTCGCCTCCCCGGATGTGATGCTATAGTCTACATTTTCGTGTGCGAAGCTGTTTGAGCCCGACCAGTACATGGGGACCATTCGATGCTCGCCGGCGCTTGCATAATGTCCACGCGGCTCATTCTGGCGCGAAAGACCACCGGCGGCTTCGGGGGCTGCGCCGGTGTCATCGACAAAGGCGCCTTGCAGATAAACCATATTTTGGGCTGGGGTCGCTGCAAGCTCGATCATGTCGCCGGCGGCGTTGGTAGAGTCGGGGTCGACCACCCGAACTCTGCCAGAGCCGTGCCAAACGGTGCCATTAGGCAGGTCGGTGGGTTGGCGATGCGTGTACTGTATCTCTTCGTTAACATAACTGTGCAAGTTGGCAATATGCGAAGAATACGCAAAGCCGCCGCGTCTATTGTTTGAAGTGTGACCAATGGGCAAAGATACGTCCGCTGGCAATATACCGCCGGTGGCATAAAAGCCCAACGCAACAGCCCCGGAACCGTCCGTAAGCCATGTATTCTGGGAATCGACAAGATTCAGATTCAGACCGTGAACATTGGGGATGAATTGGAGTTCGTGGGTGCTGTTCCCCCCATCTTCGTTATTGCCCTTATCAATGCCCCAATAACGGAAGCCTCGGTCGGCAGAGGTGCCATGCGTGTTTGCGTTACCTAATGCGCTTCCAACCTGACTAGCGCTGATGAATAGAATCGGATCAACCGGGCGAGAACCTGAAGGTGTCGGCTGGTTGAAGGTGGTCATGTTGTAACCATAGCCAAGATTCGGAAGCGAATATCCTGACGCGGACGGCTCCGTGGACGCAGCAATCCAAGCGTATTGGTTTTCGTCTTGTGGGATGGGGCGCGTCACATAGTCATTATCGTAAGATATTCTAGATACGTCGTCTAGACCACCGCTTACCGACGACCGGTAGCGAGAATTTGTTGCCGTTTTCACGTTGTCTGCGCTGGATTCGTGGACCGGCGTGATCATCAGGAGAGATTCTACAGTATACTGTGCGTCATTAACCCTGTCGCCCCAAACAAATTCGCCCGTACCCATGTTTCTGCGAACAATTTGGTCCCAATCAATCGTCATGACAACGGTTGTGCTGGATGGAACCTGACTCTTGGTCACGGCGATAAGTTCGTGTCCGGTGTTAACGTCTAAGCCACCACTGATCTGTGTTCTCATTACGCGGCGAAGAGATTCGGCGATGGCTAGATACTTCACAGTCTGACTGCCGGAAGATGCCCAGCCAATTGTAGCCGATGCCTGTCCGTAGGTTGCAGATTCGGGATCATTATCGTGTGTAGCGTGAGCCTCCCCCGCAAGATCAGCGGTAGAGCCGGCATCAAGAGTATAAACATACTCATGCCCCCATGGATCTTTGATAGTGATCTTCTTGCCGGGTACTGAAGCCACATCACTGAACCTGAGTGTTTCGCGGGGTGGAACCTCACGGTGCTCAGTTGTCGGTGTTGCTCGCGTTTGCGGGTTTCTGTTGACCTTGTGCCAAGAAGTTGCCGTATCATAATCGGCTGAACGGATCCCGCCGTTGTTGTGAGTATTTGGGTCTGTCGCCTCTGTGTCCTGAACATACGGGCTCAGGGTGCCATGTCTACCAGAAGCAAGAGCGCGAAGAGAGCGAAGCCCTAAGCGTTGATAGTTGCCTACGGACTGTGGAAGAATGTTGGCGCGGGTTTGGTGATCTTCGCCACTTGCAGAGCCCAGAACCTCAAGGTTGCGCCATGGGTATGCATTATATACTGAGTATTCTTCTGCCGCTAAGTCAAGGAAGCCCTTCGATTGGTTTCGTGGACCGCCGGGAGCGGAGAATCTGTTTGCAAAAATTGTATTAAGGTTGGTGCTTCCCGACGATCTGTCTTGGATTCTGTGATCCATGTTGAGATGCATATCGGGAGTGGGCAAAATATCATAAGAAGCTGCTCGACGGGCTGGGAGTGCGTTGTTGTTTTCGTCCACATTCGCGCCGCCCACACCACCAGAAACATCAGAAACAATAACTCTGGATCCAACCAGCACAGCGCCAGTCAAGTGAGTAAGGGTGGGTACGATATGCTCGTCTTCAGCGGCGGCTGTATCCTTAAAATCTTTAGAACCGGTGGACTGAAACTTTTGCGTCAAAATCGTCTCAATGTGCGTTGACGCAGGCAAGTTGCCGTTTCCGAGAAGATCTTCGTGAACCATCTGACCGGTGCCGGCTCCATAAGCGCGGCTTACTACGAGGGTCTGCCCATGGGTAGACTGGAGTATGCTGGGCGCCTCTGCAAACGAACCGGTCTGCAAAATATTGCGAACAGACTGGTTGTCTCTTAAGAACGGCTTCTGATTTGAGCGACCGACCGTGTGTACAACTTCGTAATTGTGTCGGTAGTTTCCGATGATTGTTCTTGCAGAACCGGTTGCAATCTGCTCATGATAATGTTTTGTCCATTCAGAGATATCATCCCCGTTGGCTTGGATTACATCTACGCGATGGAGTCCAACATTCTCATGCCCAGCAGAGCTTGTCACCATCTGAATATTTCTAATGTTTACTGGGCGCTTCGCTGTCTCGTCGCGATAGTAGCGACCACCGATTGGGCGCCAGTGAACAGAGTTGCCGCCACCGCCATCATCGGCTTGGAACGGATAAGGACCATGAGGATATGGATAGTCAGGTCCGGTCAGACCAACGCCGCCCGAGTTTGCATGCAAGACGCCATTAGGGGTCATAATAGCAGCATTAATAAGCACCAGCCAACCTTCCTGCCGGGTACCCAGTGTGTCCGTGCCATCATTAACCTCGGCATGTCGATAAGCACGCCCGCCAACATATTTCTCGGTGAACGGTCCCTGCATTGGGACTTCCTTATCTTCGCCGTATGTGTCTGTGTGGAGGTTAACTAAGTTGACGCCTCGTCCGAGTCCACCTAATTCCGTAGGATTACTGTGTCCCGATTGATCATCACTATCGCCGGCAGTATTGTGATGGGTGCCGTACGGTCGGCTCCTCTTGTTAACATATATTCCAGCATCAGTTGAGTGTCCGACGCCAGTGCCGCCACCCCACACAGTCAAGTCTTGGTTAATCAGTACAGTGTAGCCTTCGTTAACGTCGTTCGCACTTGAAGAGATGACGTTGAAGGGCATAACCAAGTTGCCTCGGAAATGATGATAAGAGCCTGATTCCCAGTTGGGAGTCTGCGTGATTGCTTCTTGACCGCCTTGGATTGGGACAGTATCAACACCTTCAATCCGATCCGCTATGCCGCCATAATCTTCAATAATAGTCCGGTTACCAGCGATGCCGGGAGTTACCTGTGTAATAGTAACAACTGATTTACCGCCAGTAAACGCTGATGGGACGTTGACACTCGTACATGTATTCCAGTGAGAAGCGTCATTTAATGTAATCGCAGTGTTGAGATGACTTCCGCCGGCGTTTTGTGTGAGGAGGACGACACCAGCAGATGGGTTCGTGGCTGTGATGGATAGACCGTTATGCGCATTAATCTTTGCGACAAGATCTGCAGCAGTGCCGGTGGCGCCGCCGCCAGCAGCAGCAATACCGTTGAGTGCCACATTGGATCCTGTTACTCCATCGTTCTCGTTGTCGATCTCGAATGTAATGTTTGCCGCTGTGCCGACAAGCGTGATTGTAGAGCCCTCATTTGGCTTGTCTGTAAAGGTGAAAGTTGCAGTTGCCGCTGTAGAAGCCGCTGTCGCTGTCAGCTTACTATTCGCATTAAGTGCTGTCGCCATATTCGTAGCAGCAGTTGAACATGTTGTATGCTTTTGGTATGTTGGATTATTTGTATCAGTGCTGGTCGTTTGTTGGTTGTTCTGCGATAGCTTGATCACGGTACCATCTGTTGCGGTAATGGTGAAACTCGGCTTCTGTGCCTGTGAGTGCAAGGTAACAGCGTCGGTGACTGTGATGCTGCCAGAAGCAGCAATAGGAGCAACCCATCCTTGGGAGCCGGCTGCGGACTTGAAACCTTCCCAGCCGTCAATAACTTTATAACCTTCTCGTTTAACTTTGGCTCCGTAAGAAGAGGAGAGGGGTAAGTCGCACTGTCGCATGCTCGTATACGGAGAAGCATCCCGGTCCATATCCTTCGCGATCAAATAGCCGAGAGGATATCCACCAAACTTGCCATAATCAACGGCTCTTGGCGAGAACGGAACAGTCGCAGGATAAACATAATCCAGCTTCTTGTTGTCATCATAGTTGATGCCACCGTGAATGAGGTGGTTCTGGACAACCGAGTAGTGATATGGTGTGTGTAGTTTGCGGTTGTAGGCACTTGTGCTTGCGCTGAAGACAGCGATTCGGGATGTTAGGGTGCCGGAAAGGTTCATTCCCGGTGAACTAGCCGACATTGCTGTTGACGCCAGAATCGGGTGCTCGCGCTCTGCTCTCTTGCTCCACCAGAGGCAATTCTGATCTTGATCCATCATCTCGGCAGAGCCTGTGGTGCCCTCTTCGGTCGCGCTTATCGAATGGATATCACCCGGTAGAGGTGCGCTGCCGCGTTGATAATCATATAGAAGAGTATTAATAGTGTCGAAGGACGCAGCAGGGGGATCCTGTGCCATCTCCATAGTCGGATACTTCGTCTGATATTTACTTCTTTCCAGCATGTGGCTCTCAACCATAGTCTGCATGCCATCTGAGTGTTCTGCAGATGCCGGGAACAAGTCTTCAAGGAACCTGCTGACAGCACTATCGATCCACTTGTAGTAGTCTACATACTTGTCGAGGTCTGGATCGTTAGGCATCTTCTCAAAGAACAGTTGCCTAAGTTTTCCTAAGTCCTTGTATTCGTGACGATACCTGTTGACCGGTTCACCGATCAAGTTATCGAAGTCTTTGATTGTCGAGAACATCTTGACCATCTCTTCCGAAATGGTTTGGTACATACTCTTTTCAATCGAATAATAAACTTTACTGGGTCTTGTCTCCATCGTAAAGAACTCAGTGTCTCTTTGGCGAATCTCAACCATATCATTGCTGTGTAGATACTCGGGCAAAACGACCTTGCCGGTCGGGACATATCGCGTATTGACGATATCTGTCTTGTTGTCCAAGAAGAAGTCGCCGATACCCAAGTGCTGCATCATTACCTGATCACTAAAGTTGGGTTCATATCTTTCGCCGTGCTCTGCCGAACCAGAAGAAACATCTTGTACAATAAATTGTGCGTCTTTTGTATTTTGTGTAGTGGTTGGGCTTCCGCCAGATCCAGTAACATTGTCGAAGTTCCAGTGAAGTGCCAACGTTGCAATCTGTGGCACGTAATTGCCACTCATTGAGGTCTGATAGATGAATGCGTTTTTGTATGGGCTCTCCACACCATAGCTGCTCTGATCCATAGCGTGGGTTCGCACAACCTCATCCGATATATCGCTCATCCAATAGCGCAGATTTCCAACCTCGGCGTTGCTATAAAACAACGTGCTGCCGGTAAAGTCCTGATGGAGAGCGCCGACGTAACAGCGCTTCGGGGCAGACAAGAACGCTTCGCCTACCGTTTCTGTAATTGTTCTTGTCTTCAAGAATTCGTGCTGAACAACATCTGTGAAAACATTAACTCCATAAAATTCTACATCAAAGCCTTGGGTCCAGCCGCCGCCCATATCAGCTTCAACCTTTGCGTGATCCATCCATGGGTGAGAAGTAGGCTTAATTCTAACTGCAAAATTCCATCGCGTGTCATCGTAAACATCTTCGTAATAGTCAGAGGTTAATGTTCCAAGGACGCTTGACGACATCATAAAGCGTGCGCGTGTTGACTCTAGCTTGTCCTTAAGCGCGAACACTTTAAGGTCTACTGTGCCAGAATGGTGACCTGATGCTGCGTGACTAGAAGCAGGGAAGCGTGTGTCATGTACGCCATCATGGTCTGCTCCTGCGTGACCCATCGTGCCGAACAGTGAAGCGGTGACAAACCTATCTTGATACCAGTATTTGCTTAATATATCATCTGTCTTCAGCGGAAAAAAGACTTCGCATTCGATTGTCTGCGCATTGTATTTTCCAAATGTGGAAGAGCCTGTAATATAGCCACGGGCGTTTGGATTGCTATAAACGCCGTCAACCGACATAGAGACAGCCTGATAAACCGTACCATCGTTTCTGTCGCTATGGTTGAAAGTCACATAATTTGTTTTATTGGTTGTTGAGCGGCGATTGTCTTTGAATACATAATCGCCATTATCAGCATATGCGTTAATCTTAACTAATTCGTCATCGACACCAAAGCAACGAAGCATATTGCGCAACGACTTTTCTGTACCCTTTGTTTTGAAAACATACAGCAAGTTGGCGTAAATGTTGGAATAGATTTGGTTACGAATATTGTAAAGCTTCTCCTCGTATTCCATAGTTTCATTACGATTGAGGAAGTTTTCAATAAGCTCTGCTTCTTGTAGAATCTCTGGTACCGCAATACCAAACTGCGTGACAAGACTCTTTGCGAACGGCACTGGCTTAAAGCTAGCGGACACATCTCCCGAAGCATATGAACTGCCGTATCTTTCCTTGATCTTCGACAAGCCTTCAATCTGCATATACAACTTGTCGAAGTAGCTGGCAAAAATCTGAGTGAAGTGTTTAAGCGTTGTCGTTCTTGATTCTGTATCAATCCAATCTGGGAAATTGGAAGTAATCAATGAGTTGTTCAGGTTGTCGTGATGAGCACCGGACACAATCATAGAAGTCTCTAAGTACTCTACGTCGGGATGCTCCGAATAGATGATAGGATCGTGGAACTCGCTTCTGTTGTGGCTTCCTGACGCAATCGCAGAGCCGCTGTTACGACACTCTGCTACGCCGCCCTTCCAGAATCCGTTAGAAATACGACCAGAATAGTCCAAGATAGTGCGGTCGCGACTACCGGAATTCATGATCCCTTCATTAAACTTGTAGTATACTCCGAGTCCGACATTGGCAGTATCGGTATTTGAACCGCCGCCAACCTGTGTGAACCAGTAACGACCAATCTGGCGCGGATCGCGCTCCAGCTTCCAGAAGCGGAATTCGTCAAGTGATGCCGAGAGTTTGGCGCCACCCTTGGCAATAGAAGTCTTGTCGTAATAGCCATTGGTTCCGTTGGGTCGCGCAACAAGCGCGCCAATATTAGCCAACATAGAGCCGGTTACTCTGCCAAGCCCTGTGGAGCCGAGTTTCGCAGAACCGCTGACCTGACCATTGATATAAAGTTTTGCGTTAACACCATCATTGTCTGGATGGTTCTTTAGCGTAATAGCATAATGTTTCCAGATTCCATCGGCAACGTCATCGGTGGTGATCGTTGCGATTCCCTCGTTGATAAAGCCATTAGTACCAGATTGCGCGGTGAGCCTGATTACAGATTCGCCCGACACGTTTGTGCCGGAAAGTTCGATCATCAAACGCCCGTAGCCGGCTGAAGATGAATTTTCGTTGTTCCAAAGGTCGAACACAACCTCACGCTCAGTCTTACTGGTGTAGAACCCGTTCTTCAGCATCCAGAATTCAACCGTCATACCGGTTGCAAGGTTATATTCTAGACTATATTCGCGTGCGGAACCAGAATCATAAACGTTTGAGAACTTAAATAGTTCTTTGAGTTTTACGTCTTGCGTCTCAAACGTTCTATCGGCAGAGCCCGTGTGGGGTCCACCCTTAATCTCGATATATTCCAGAATGTTGTTGTCAGAAGTATCGGGCATACCCCAGCCACCAACCTCGGCGCCGTGACCCGATCCGTCAGTAAACTTTGCTGGAACGTTAGTGCTGGTACAAGTATTCCAGTGAGAAGAATTGTTCAGCGTGATCGCTGTGTCGCCGCCACCGCCGGTGGTTCCTTGTGTGAGGAGCACAACGCCGCTGGAAGGGTTGGTTGCGACAATGTTCAGGCTCGACTGTGCATTCACCTTTGCAACAAGGTCTGCAGCAGTACCAGCAGCACCGCCGCCGGCTGCAGAAATACCGCTTAGTGCCACGGCGGTGTATGAGCCAGCAAATGCCGCTGGGACGTTAGCGCTTGTACATGTATTCCAGTGCGAAGAGTCGTTTAGGGTAATATCTGTGTGACCGGGTGTGCCGGCTGTACCCTGTTTAAGAAGAACCACTCCGCTAGAAGGGTTTGTTGCTGTAATATCTAATGATGACTGAGCGTTAATCTTTGCAACAAGGTCAGCAGCAGTACCAGTAGCACCGCCGCCGGCTGCAGAAATACCGCTTAGAGCGACATCTGCTGCACCGCCTGCAAAGGCTGTTGGAACATTGACGCTGGTGGAAGTATCCCAATGGGCTGAGTCATTTAAAGTGATTGTGGTGTTTCCGTCGCGACCGCCGGTACCTTGTGTAAGCAACACAACACCACTAGAAGGGTTTGTGGCTACAATATCTAACGCAGATTGAGCATTGATCTTTGCAACCAAATCCGTTGCTGTCCCGGTGGCGCCACCGCCGGCGGCATATATGCCATTAAGCGCAACATTGCTTCCAGTTACGCCATCGTTTTCGTTATCTAACTCAAAAGTGACAGATGTGCCGTCGCTATCAACGACTGTAATTGTAGAGCCTTCATTGGGCTTATCAGAAAAAGTAAAGGTCGCTGTAGACTTCTTAAGACCGTCATTTTCGTTGTCTATTTCAAATCTGATAGTGGTTCCGTCAGTATCAACAAGCTGGATCCACGACTCTTCATTGGGTTTGTCCGAGAAAGTAAAGGTTGCTGACGCCTTCTTCGCTCCATCGGCTTCGTTGTCTATTTCAAATCTAACGGTCGTTCCGTCAGTATCAGTAAGTTCAATCCACGATTCTTCGTTTGGTTTATCTGAGAATGTGAACGTCGCGGTAGCGGGGTCGCCATCGGCTGAACCACTGACCATTGGAAGCCAGTCGCCAGAACCTGATGTGGTTCCCAACTCGACATACCCGGTTGTTCTAGGGTACTTATACTCCAGCATCCACCGGTCCAAGTACGAAGACGAGTTATGAAAGTCTAAGACTTCATACTTGGAGCCATCGTAGGGGTAGTTGCTATAGATTCGCTGAATACTGTCTTCATAGTATTTCGCAGCAGAACCATATTTTGCGAAGTTAGAGGCTGTAGAGAAATCTACAGGAGGCACATATTCGTTCTTGTCTTGAACGAACGCATCCGTGTACGCTTCGGATTCGACTTCATAAGCCGTCTCATCTGCGCTGCCGGATTTCGTTACTTTCGTGCTCTCAAATAAATCCTTAAGACTCATGTTTCTCTACTCTGAATTTGAATATTTCGGGCTGCTCCACGTAGGTATCCAATGCGCCATTGTAGTACGCGAATTGGACAGCGTAGCCGTAACCCGGCTCGAAAATCTCCATATCCAAGTCGAAATAGTTTCCTGACACGTCGAACGATAGCTGTGTTTCCAAGTCGCTGCCTGTTCCATGTGGTATTACCTCATAATCATCTGCAATTCTAAAAATCTTATATGAACCGCTATCAATGCTGTGATTTGGGATTGTGGCTGTAGCCTTGGAATAAATAGACGGGCTCCAACCTTTTTCGCGCACGAACAAGCGGAATCTGGCAGTCTCTTCTCTGCTGTAAGTTGCCTTAAGGTTAGTAATCTTTGTTACATATTGTGGCGTTGGGTTATAAGACACTGCTTCCATCAAATCTGGATAGATAGAACCGGTGTGCCATTGGGTGTCGTCCACCCTGCCTGTGTGCCACACATCAAACAACTTATCCAGCGGAGTAGAGGCAGCGGTAAGACACACAGAAGCGGTGTATATGCCGGTCGAAACCCAGCCGCCCGTTGCTGGAGTGGAGGCTGACATTTGATCTGAAGTCGTTACCAGAACAAGCGAGTTAGTGTCTGGCACCGTGTTGTTGGCAGAGCCGGAATACAGGTGTACATAGACGCTGCCAGTGCCGCCGGCTTCGCCAGCAGATTCGCTAATGTGTGGTAAGTTTTTCAACTGCCCTCTAACATAGTTGTACATATAGAGCGTATTCATGTTATCGTCGGCGCCGGCTAACGAACTACTATAGAAGAAGTTGGACCGGTCATCCTTGTCGGCTGAGTTCCAACGTGCCTCGATAATGGGGCGCTTAAAGAAATATTGACTGCCTCTACAGAAAAACTTTTTAGTGTACAAAGAGCCGGAAGCAACTTCGTGACTGGACGAAAGCATAACGCCGACACCATAGTTGGTGTACGTTCCTGCTAACCAGTACTCGACCATGCCAGTAATATCGACAAGCAGATCTTCAGAACCATCAACAAAGCTGGATGAATACAACAAAGAAGATTGGTAGTCACCACCCTCACTGGTCCAGCCCACGATTCCGCCGGCGGAAGAACTTTGTGCAGCCACCCAGTTGCAATATCCATAATCCGAATAGCCATCGGAATCAATACCGGTTCCCTCATCCCAATCGCGAGAGACTGCTTTAATCATAAGTGTGTAGTCTGAAGGTAGCGTGAACGAATGAACGGCGTTGAAAAGCCTCAGATAAAATGATACATTACCGCTTGCCGGCAGTGTTCCGGCGGAGCGATCCGTGGTGATATTCTCTGTTGGAAACTTCACCAACACGCGAGAGTTTTCTGATGAAGTCATTTGGGACTGACCATAAATATGAAAAATCTCCATACTATCAGACGCACCCATATTAGAGCCAGTAGCTTGCTTGCTAAGCCCAGACTTGAACGCATTAGTAATAGTAGTGTCGTGGGTGGCGTAATACCTCTTAATGCCCATTAAACGGTAACTCCCTTAATGTCTTCAAACATATATTTCACTTCCATTATAACATTTTCTGGAACAGCTATAAAACGTTTGTCGGGCGTCATTTGCGCCTCAAAGTTAAAACGAATATCGGAGTATTTATCTCCGACCTTTTGGTGAATATCAACATCTACAACGTCAGCTACACCGTCGAGGCGACCTAGGATTCTATAAATCTCTGTAATCTCGACTGGTTCACCGATATCGTGCTTGCGGCGATATCTCGATCTCAATACGCGCCCGCAGCGCTGTAGTACATCATATTTATTCTCGCCTGCCTCTACAACAATAGAGTAAGTAATCCCGAAATTTACGATTTTTGCATCCAGAATATCGATTGTATCATTGATCATTCTATTATCATTTAGCCAAACTTTCAAATTGTTTTTCAGCGCGGGGTTGGATTGTACCAATTTTCTTTCAACGTCCTCCGAGACAACGTAGATATTAAGGTTACGCTTAAACGAATCCCTATCCTGCGCAAGATTACAACGAGTGACAGAGCCAAACTTCGGAGGCATTGCATAAATCAAGGACTGATAATCCTTCTTTGTGACGGCTCTGTTTTGGGTTGCGTAATTATCGATGGTTGAGCGGCGGAGTTCGTCAGCGCCCGGCATCGTAACATCGCCTATAATACGGTCGTCGTTGTTACACTCAAACGAGTTCTTAACTTCTGCCACCTTAGCATCATCCAAGCTAAAACGGTTGGCAAACTTGACCTTCATGTTCTGGATTTGTCTAACCGTACCTTGTGAGGCATTCGCATTATTATTTGAGTTGATGCGATACTGAACTGTCAGGGTAGTGTTCGATGGTCCGACACCAAACTTATCGCTTTTAATAAGGTTTGTGGGATCAAAACCCACATCTGTAATATAATTTCTGGCATGTAAGTCCATCACAACATTTGCTGGTTCAATAATGTCGCCTGTAACTGCGCCTGCCTTAAGTTGGTCTTCGGAGCCGTATCCGAAAACGAGAGTGGTTACGCGGGAGTCGCGCTCGATGACAAATCGGCGAGGGACCGCGAAGGGCTTCAAAATGTTAGGAACATTATGACGCCAGACACCCATGTTGGGAACTTCTTTATAAATCGTGTCTTGCGAGAGGTAGTCTACTTCAAAATAGTCATGCCCCTCTTCGTCTCTTACGCGCAGGATTTCGGCAATGTTATTGCCAACAAGGGGCACCTTTCTAAATTTCTCAAAGCCGCCAATATTAATGCGCTGAGTTGTGATTCTTCCTGAAACGATGCTACCTTTTGCACGAATAACATAGTGAGTCGGGGTGCCGTTTTCGTCAACACGACCGACGACTACCTCGTTCTTAGTGTTGGCAAAATCAATATCTTCTGTCAAAATAAAGCCATCGCCGGCAGTTGACATAAACTGACTGCCCTTCAGCACCATTGGGAGATAAGCGGTGTCCGGTCCAAGACCGGTCACGTTGGCTGGGCAAAGCATGTATATGGTGATAATACCAAAGGTGCTAGGCTTGCCACGAAATTTATACCCCAACTGGCGACTGAGTTTTACAACATTATCAAATTCTACAGCCGTGTCCAAAAACGACTCGTTAACCGCGTAATCCAAATAAAAGGATAGCACGTCACCAACATAAGCAACTGTATCAACCATCATCGCGCCGAAAGAGGCGTCACTAAAGTCTTTAAATGAATCTGGATAGTAGCGCTTTGCGTAATCTACTAGGTCGGATCTAATGCTTCCGAAGTCCCTTGCTGTGTACTTAATTGGAACCTTTTTACTTTCGTCATCCCACTTTGCCATCTACATGTATCTCCTGCAAATAATAAATAGTTACTTCCCTAACTTATGGGCACTTCAAGCATTGCTCTTCTGTTCAGGGGCTTAATGTTAAAAATAAGCTTAATCATGACAGTGTTGGCGGCAACTTCGTTATTGCCTGTGCCGTGAGAATCATAGGTAATACCTTCGATCTCAATATAGGGTAAGTATTTCTTGACCTGCTTGTGAATCTTAGCAGAAATATTTGAATAAGTTGCTGGGTGATCCACCTCAAAAATGAATTTTCTCATGCCAACGCCGAAATGAGGATCCATTACCCTCTCGCCGGGAGCGGTCAACAATAACATGGTAAGGTTTTGGTTAACCAAATCAATGTATTCTTTATTAAGCTTTACCCCATCTCTGTCATCTGTAACAAAGGGGATTGCTGGTGAAAGTCCTTGTGCCATTATTCATCTGCCTCGTCTTCATTTGAATTACAATCTGCGTCCGATCCATCGCCGCCGCCTGTGCCGGGTGGAGGAGGTGGATTGTTTGCGTCATTCATTCTCAAGCCTTGTTTCTCCATTGGGGTTAAAGCCCCTAGAGCTAAGTAAGCCAAACCAATCGGGGTAATCGGTGGTCCGATACCGGGTCCGAAGGGCGGCGGTGGAATAAGGTTGAAGGGTAAAGCCATCAATGTTGATGGGAATTTAGCAATCTTTCCTTGATCTCCATCTGCCGCAATTCTAATTAGTTTCGCAATCATGATATTCGGATCAATTGCTTCAGCAATTCCCTTAAAAAGCATAGGAATTGTATTTAGCGCCATTTTGATCGGTAAAGGTAGACCTCCGCCATCGGTATCTTGATTGAGCGTAGCCACTTCCATGTCGGTTGTTTCTGTCTCTGCTTGGAATGAGAATCCGTCACCGCCGGTGCCAATGTCATTGTATAAAGTCCAGAACAAAATGCGCAATTCTTGTTTAGTTTGCGCAAATGCCAGATCGATTTTGGGTACACTAGTTGTAGTCATCATAGAACAATAGTTCCACAGTTGCTGAACAATATCATTCGAGCACAAAAGCTGGGTAAAGATATATTTCCACTCCGATGATCTTCTCATCTTCACTTGGAGCGCTGTCAATTTTTCATCCAATGCGGTCGAAGCATCGGTCCATGGTGTATTAAACGCCTCTATATCTGCTGAAGCTGGAAGAACGCCTGCTTCTAAAAACTCGCCGGCGGCATCTCTTGTGGCACCGCCGGTTGCCATGGCAATACTAATTGGCGAGCCGGCACTGATACTAGATTCGACTAACGGAATCGAAACATTAAAAAACTTTTCTTGATGGCTCTCTATAGCTGTTGCAGTAACCATAGTTGGCGCAGACTCTTCATCGTGGTGACTCTTATCTTCTGCTTCCGACAACACTTCAGCAGCAACTTCTGCGTTAAAGATCACCGCTTCCGGTTGCAATAACGAGCCCTGCATCTTTGATACATCCGGCATCAATCCCGCTGAATGTCCAAACATTTCTCCAAGAAGTGTGAACAGATCTACGTTTGCTGCAACGGTAGAGCCAGCGCCGCCCGTGAGAGAAGGTGTGCGTGTTGGTAGCATGTAGCATAAGCGCAAGCCATACTCAGCTTCGGCGGTGGCGTATTGCGCCAAAGCAGCAAAAGCCGTTGAGTCAATTGGACGGTCGGTGCAGCGATCAATCAGCAAATCAAACCATTGTTGTAGGTTGTCGGGGTGCCAATATTCTTGTCCGATTTTAATATACTTCTCCAAGTACAAGCCGCCCTTAACGTCAGTTGTCATGGGGAACATGCTAGGAATAGGGTAAGCTGCATGCTGGGGTCTGTGCCAGTTGTCAAGCAAGCTATAATATAAATTGTTATGTTGACCGCCCTCTTCTAAGAAAGCTTCAACCGGATCTGAAATCTGTTGCCAAGAAGCGGCGAGCGTGACCGTCTCCTTAGACGCTAACTCAGCATCTGTGATTCCTGCTTCGCTCATCTCTGCTGGATCCAACAAGTACACCTCTTCGGCTACGAAAGCCAAATCTTCGGTGCTATAATCTGTTTCAGAAAAACTAAAGAGCCTAGGTAGTGGGAGGTTATCTGGCCACATTGGATCGATAAGCTCTCCTGAGTTCAAAGAGGTTATATCTGCTTCAATATACACAGAACTTTCTTCTGTTGTTGTCGTCTCATCTGTGGATTCAGTAGTAGATTCAGTAGTGGCTGCAATATCGCCGACATAATATGTTGTCATGCCGTCAAGGTTCATTTCGGGGCGGGGATTATTCAGTAATGTCGCAAACAAGTCTGCCTGAGAGCCCAAGCCGGTGATGTCCATGTCGTCTGGGATTGGATATTCTGGTATTGGCAGGGTAGTTAACCACGACTCTTGAGCAACCTTTGAAAGACTTGGGGTCGAGGTACCAAACTTCTCATCTAGAATATCTGCTACATCTACCAAGTGCTTCTTAATATAATACATTAGCGCAGACATTGATTCGCAGTCCAACTCTTCGCCGGTCATTGGGTCTGTCAGGGGCTCGCCCTTGCACACTGCGGCATCACACGCCGCCTTGAACACCTTATCTAGAGTATCCATAAAGGCATCATGGTACTGAGGATCTAGCATTTGCATTTCAGTAGTGATTTTGTCGGCTACTTGTTTCAAGAAAATACTGTCGAAAGAGCCTACATCATATTCCGAGATTGGAAAGATGGACCGAAGTAACATATCAACGACATAAACGCGAATAGTAATCTCACAAACACCAACCAGTCCCGCCTGCTTAAAGGCATTTTTGCCTGTTTCCTTCTCTTTCGCCGGATCTTTACATGCTTTCGCGAAAGCATCTTTTGTTGGATTCTTAGCTGAATCGTCCAAGTCCAGCACGCTCCTAGGCGGATCACCGCATTTTGTTGCAGGAGAGAAGCTGGTCGGCTCGATCTCTAATATCTTGAGTCTATCGGCACTGAAAAACTCGGTAAAAATGATCTGAACGCCGGCGCTCTGAATGATTTGGTTAATAACTTGTTTGTACATGCCGGGGAATCCGAAGCCCGCAGCCAAGGCAGTGCCATCGCTATCGAGCCCTAGGGCGGTCCACGACGACAAAGAAGCAACATCCACGCCTTCAAGCAACATTGGATGTTTGGTGAATTTGTCTCGGATAAATTGACGGAACAACTGGTACTTCAAAGGTATGCCCGTTTCCAGTTCTACGGATTCTGGCTGTTCTATCTCTTCTGTGACTGAGGCAGAATAGGGATCACATGGCTGTCCTTGAGGAGTTTCAGTTGAAGCCGGCACAGAAGTTGTCGAAGAAGCCGGCACAAACCGTCCCGGTCCACCAGTCGCAAGTTCTGCATCCGTAATAGGGTCCATCTTCCACACAACGGTTGGCCATTCATCCCCTGTCGGAGTTTCTTCGTTACCTCCATATTGGAAATACCATGCGTATGTCTGTGTGTCGGTGTCCCACTCGTTACTGACGTAATCGTATGTGCGAAGCGATTGGTAAAGCACTGGAACCACAGAACCTGAATTGTGCTGTTGAAGTACGTGTGCCTTTTTAAATCTTGCACCAAAATCGTCTTCTTCGGCAGAAAGTGTCTTTCGTACCTTTTTCAAAATCTTCTTATACTCGGAGCCATCAAAGAGTTCGCCGCTTGAGTCAACCAACTGGTGTCCAGCGTTGAATAGCTGCTCTGCATAACGATTGATTCCCTCTTCGCCGCCGCTTTCATGTGTGCCGGCAGGATCATAAAATGGAATTGCTACATTATGTACCGTGCCAGAGATCAGCATCTCTGGATATAAATCTGACTCCATCTTAAATGCTAGCTTTACTGGCTCGTACATAAGGTCTGTCGCCATTTGGTTCATGAAATTCAGTGTTGGAATTTCATCATCTGGCGGGAACAGCGATGGCTTTGGAGGGTCGTCGGCTTCGATGTCACAATTATCTTCGCATGGCCATACATCAGGAACAATAGTGTCACCATGACCATCGCCGGCAAACGGAAATCCTTCGGGCAAACCCATAAGCATATTTGCAAGATTGCCAAGATCTTCAATCTGCTGCTTAACCTCTTCGGCGGCATCAAGTGCCGCCTCTTCCTCGGGCATTCCCTTGGCTGTTCTGGCTTGGATTTTTTCTCTGAGTGGTTCTTCACAGCAAATCTTTCTGAGATCTTTAAGAACTGGTACCACTGGAGTTTCTATTTTCTCTATCACCTTTTTGGGGATGAAGTCACCGATGGCTTCAAATGTGTCAGCTATCTTTTGACAGTCATCAAATACGAGAGCATAGTGTGGGCACTCGCCTCTCATCACATCTTCGATTCTGGCGCACATCTTTGGTCCAACCACGCCCTGAAGCAGAAGTGCGGATTCTTGTTGAGACAATTTGCTGCTGACTGCGCTCACAAATGTTGCAGGCGGGCAGGCTGCAGTCACTGGACCGGTTTCAGGGTCTTCTGGATCGATCTCAATAGGTTCGTCACAGCCCATTTCAATACTTATTGTTGTCGTGGACAGGAGTGTTGAGTCAGTTAGATTTCCCCCACAGTCAACGCCCACGTTTGAGAATATATCGCATACCAAATCTTCTGCTGCTGCCGCGCCATAGGCATCGCTAAGCGCATCCATCATATCAAAATCGCCGAAGTTGCCGTCAGACGCGCCATCCAGCAAACTGCGGAGCACTGACTTGCCCATTTCTACAATAGCGGATTCAATAGCTTGTTTGACAGCACCAGCCATGCCACTGAACATAGCGCCCATCAAGTCTCCAGTGGGAATGTCGTCTGGCAACGTAATCGTGGGAAGTTTAAACGAACCGCCCATCGATGCGATGGCACCACCCGAAGTGTCGCCTCCGCCGGGGGCACCAGATGGCATGCCAGCACCGGGAAGCATTGACGAAGCAGATTCAATAGACGGAGAACTGCCATTAGAGCCCATACCCTTAAGAGCGCCGGGGCTGAAAGAGGGTAGTCCGTCTGCGCCGGGAATAGACAATGCGTCAATCTTGGTTTGGATCGCTGGAATCTCCTGAATCATCTCAACCGTGAGAAGATCGGCATCCATAAATTGTATTAGTATCTCAACTAGTTGTGATAGCATCGGCTTGAAGCCAAGTTTGTCAATAATAAACTTAAATAACGCAATCGCGATTTGTTTTGCCGGAATTCCTTGAGCGGTACCGGGGGCGCCTTCGCCCATCATCTCCATATTCTTGATAACAGCATCAAAGCCGCCCAAGGCGGCTGGCACGTCGGGAATATTCCCAACCATCAAGTCACCTAAGACAGCAAATAGGTCAGGCTTGTCGCACAGAATCGATACGTCTAAGCCAACGTCGGTAGCTGGAACCTCTGGTAATACGTCTGGGAAGTTAGGAACTTCTGGCAACTTGCCCAAAAGAGCCTCTAAATCAAAAATGTCAAATGTTTCATCACCGTTTGGACCGGCAATAGGAATGGGCAAACTCATGTTACCAAGCCCAAAGTCTGGTATGCCGTAAAGCTGGTATGTGCCACAGCCCACTTCGGGGCGAAAGACCGCAGTTGGAAGCTTAATATCCGCAATGTTACAGAATACGTCTCCATCAATATAATAATCACCTGTTTCTGGATCTAGGTCGAATTCCTCCAAGCACACGCTGAGAGCGTCTGCAGCCTGAAACAGTGCGCAAGGATCAAACCCTGCAGAAAAATCGAATTCAGCAAGTGCGGTCAGTGCATCATAAAGTTCAATTGTTTGGACTCTCGCTGTGGTCCCAAGCGCATCGCGCTGAGCCTTGAGCGATTCAAAATCGGGCAAAGATACCACAGAATCGACTCCGCTACCATCCACAGAGGATGCCCACCACTCTCTCGGCATTGTCGCCAGAGTTTGCCAGCCAAGACCAGTAGTTTCAGTAACACTGGTGTCCAGCGTGCAAGTGCCGGCTGGAGTTTGTACGCCCGAAGCATTCCACTCGGGAATGTTAGGCAAAGTAGAATTTGGAATTGCTGTATCGGAGCCTTCTGGGATATCCATGGTTGCACCTTCGGAGCCCCAAGCCATGCCTTCCATCTTGGTCTTGAGAGCATTGAAGGGCTTGCCGCCGCCTGCCATGGCGAATACAAAGTTGCTAAGCAAGAAGCCCGAGAATGTTTCAACAAAAACTCTACGCCAATCATCAAGAAGTTCGCCGAATCTAACATCACTTACGTCAGAGAGACTGGCGCCACCTTCTGGTCCTAAGTCTTCCGTGGAAATGCCGGGGATGGCGCCTTCAGCCAAGCCGCCAATAGCCTCGATCAGAGTCTCAACCCCTCCCGGCATCTCAAGATCTGAAAATTGTTCAGCAAATTTAACATTAGGGAATTGTAGACCGCCGGGAGAAGCTGTTGCGTCTCCCGTTGAGGCGTCGGTGCCGCCGAGAGCAAACTGCGGATAGTTTAAGTTAGGCGATGCCGCTGCGGGGTTAAACCCGCCAGTTGGCATGGAAAAGCCGGGGAGTTCTGATAGGTCTGCAGCATCGGTGTCCCAATCCAGAATATTAATAAACTCGCCGTCTGGTGTCATAATCTGAATATTGGGTGCTTCTGGCACAAGCCCTGACCAGTCGATTTCCCCAAGACGTGTAATGTCAAGAGGAGCGCCGGTCAATGGAAGCATAAATGGCATTAGGGCGGCGCCCATTGCTAACTCAATATCCTTGACAAAGCAAGACAAATCTACAGTGGGCGGCTCAAAGTCAAACGACGGCACTCCAATGGTTGCGATTTTTTGAATAATAAGCTTTAGATCATCACATGTGAGGTTAGCCAGAATGTTGTCCAAAGAGTCGGCAATGTTTTCTGCCGCATCATCTGCGACTTCTTCCATGTCGGTTTCTAATTCGGCTTCTTCGGAGTCGGGACACATGCCGGGAATCATGTCGTTAAACGAATCAATTTGATCTTGTAGGGCACTAATCTCATCCCCTATCTGGTCCGCGATACCTTGTAAGTGATTTGTGGAAATACCCATGTCCACCATAAGCTGAATCAAATCATCGCAGCTAACGTCTAACATGTCCAACAGTTGTTGCAACAAGTCCGCTAAAAGATCCTCGGGGAGTTGTAACATAAACTGTTTGATCAGCGCGTCAATCGAAAACTGCCCCAGAGCCGCTTCAAGCAAGGCTGCATAAATATTGTCCAACCCTAATTCAGCCATCAGTTTTGCCATGGCTTGCTCAATCAATTTTGGAATGGAAATCTTCTGTAGCAACTCAGCATATACATCATCCAAAGAACTAATCTTGTCCAAGACTATAGGAATATTGGCGACAATATTATCGCCGGCGGGTATAGCCACGTCAAACCGGGCTGCAGCCATGTCTGCTAAGAATTTTGGATCTTTGAGTTTAAGATTCTCAAACTTTAGATCTTTTGGACCCTTGATCGGCAGCGCGTTCATCTGGTTTGCGATGTTCGCCATATCAGCCAACTTAGGAACATTAAGCCCGCTTGGTGGTGTGGGTCGAATTTCCAAAGGAGGATAGGTGTATTGTGTAAGGTAAGTCATCCACGGCGGCGTAAGGGTAGTCATTTCTGGCTTCTTCGCATCGCTGAACATGTTGTTGCCTTGTAAAATATAGTGCATCAGGCGCGCAGAGTTTGCCGGCAGTTGTGCCGCAAAGCTATTAAATCCGATAGTCTGGGGCATGCCCATGCCGGTATCGTCGGGATATACAATAACGTGAGTTGGGTTAAAATCTGCATCTGTACCAATCTCGATAATATCTTCATGGTCCTTTCTTAAATCATACCCATTGGCTTTAAAAAGCTTCTTCAGAGCCGGCACAAAAGTTTTAATCATTTTCCCCCATTTCTTGGGAGAATAGCTCTGTGAGCCTTTGACTATGCCGGGAAATAAATCTACCGATGACTGAAGGTTTTCCATCGTATTGCCGACTTTTTTCAGCTTCTTCGTTATTGTGTCGGACTGGTACATCACAGTGCGATGACCTGTTCTTACCTGAGTTGCTGTTGTAAAAGAGCGCACCATACGCGGTACGGCTATAAGATGTGAGTAGTTAACAGATATTAGTGCTTTGATCGAATCGTCGGGACGGTCAGAAAGAAAAGTCTTTTCCAGCTTGGCAAACTTATAAAGGTCGTTACGCAGATGGGCAACGCCATTGTCAAGCGTGTGAACGTCGTATCCCGATGGCAAGCGATCATAATAAACACACAGTTGTTTGACACCAATACGCTTGGCTTGATCTTCCAGCATATCCATGAGTTCTCGGTCTTTGTGACCAGTGTTTACTGTGGTCATAAACTTAAGTTCTTTCTCGTCAAGCCATGGCTCGCATGCTAACATCTCATACCATGGCGAACCTAAAGACCAAGTTGTTTTTTTGCGCCTCTTGTGTTTAGCCGCTTTGGGAGAGGGCAATGTTGTTGGTCCCTGCCAACACAATTCCCCGTACTTAAGTCGTCGCAAATGAGAGCGCTCAACATAACCTTCCACATTATAAAAAGCGGTTGACCGGTCAAGATCTTGAACCCTGACCTTGCACCACTTAGCGCGACTGCCGATGCCTTCGTCTAATAAGGTGACAATGGTAAGGTGCTCAGCTTCTGCAACAGTTTGAGATCTGCGTCTCGAAAACTTTTTAATCTGTACCGTCTTGTTACCCGGTTCTCCGTCATATGTTATTGGTTCTGTATAAAAATAGTGAGTCCCTAAGCTGCTTTCAAATGAGCCGGGTATAGCATCGCCCGCATCCCATTGAGCCGTTAAACACTGCTCTTCGGGACAATCCATCATCTCTTCATCAGTGAACCGCTGCATCGCAGGAGCAGTAGGCACCGCAGACTGACCTGTAGCTGAAGGATGTGATACCTCGTTTACTTCGTCACTAACAGCCGCATAAAAAGGGCTTGAAGTGTATGTGACGGTAACATCTTCAGTGGTACCATCGTCATTGGTCACCACCTCAGTAAAGGTAACTGTAGTTAAGTCTACTTTTGGATTCATGCTTGTCTATACATCAGGTAGTGTTGTTATAGCGACTATTGATGTACTTTCCTCCTGCTACACTAAAGTATGTTTGTTTAAACATGATTAGGTTTGCACGTTGGGTCATCAAAGACCTCTTTGTGTCTGCCAAACAATCAATAACGTTTTGAACTCCGCTCGACATTGCTGGTGGAGACGGAGAAGTTGGTGCTCCAAAAAATGGAGAATGGTGAAAGTGAGTTGCCAATGCAACATTGTACTTCATCTGGTACATCAGGAAGTTGTCCATGATACCAATCAACTTATCTACATGATCTGTAAGTCTAACTAATGATTCTTCAAGGTTGGCGCCTAAAGGGATCGGCTGTAAGTCTTCATCATCGTTGCCGGCAATAAGGTCGATGCCACTGATCTGATCCACTGCACCACCCTGTGAGTTTTTATTATCCGTCTTTGTTACAAGCTTGATGCCTTCGCGGGCAACGATTCTAACACCATCAGCCTTTAATCCGATAGCGGACTTCGCTGCAGCGTTTCCAACATTTCCGTCAGCCAATCCAAAGTTGGTGTCAACATCTGTCTTTTGACTAATGTGGATTCGTGCTGCGTCAAGTTTAAAGTTTGGATCTGCACTTACAGGGTCGCCGGCAGCAGTTGAAGTTGCCGCAAGATTTGCCATCCTGCCGGCAACCATGTCAATAGAAGCGCAGTGCGTATCTCCAGAACCCCCATAACCACTTAGGCGACTGCCGGGGCGGTCGCGACCTAAGACGATATTTGCGTTCGATGCACATGTCAAAACATTCTCTGTTTCCGATTGGACGAACCTAGGGTTGGGCTCTGCAATCTTTGTGCCACCGACGCCACGACCTAAACCCCTAGATTGGGCGCCGGCGTTAGCAGCTAATGCCTTCTTCTGTACCGGAGATAAACTTGAAGTATCTACCGCCTTTTTCTTTCCCATATTATTATCCTTTGTGTAGGTTAACCGCCAGTGTAGGGTCCGCCGGCTGTCATGTTCTGGTTTCCTGCAGCACACAAGCGACCATATCTGGAATGTCCTTTTGCCAGATCATTACATTCAAGCCCTAAAGCAGAAAATGGATCTACCTTATCGCTAGCATAAGAGGCGCCGGTCCAGAGTGAATAGTGCAAGTGAACACCACTAGAGTTGCCCGTTGTGCCCATTGTGGCTACAACGTCTCCTGCGCTGACTCTCTGTCCATTTGTCACTTGAATAGTGTGGCAGTGCATGTATTGAGAAACCATCCCTGTTCCATCATGTGTCACATCAACAAACTTTCCTGCTGTGTCTGACATGTCGCGGACTCTGGTTACTTGACCATCTGCAACCGCAAAGAGGGGAATAGTGCCGGGATTACCACTAGAAACCGGAGACAACGAAATAGTATCAATGCCGGGATGGTTGCTGGAACCTTGTCCTCCGCTTGTAGTGGGTGGCGAACGAGGTCCGTAATCCGATGAAAGAGCCGGGGAGCCGCCGGATGGCCAGTTTCCCTGATACTCTCCTAGGGCTGCAATCTGGGCTGCGCTAAGGGGTGCTCCGCCTGACGAGCCTCCTCCTCCTGCTGCGCCGCCACCGGCAGCGGCTGGTGGACATTTCTCTGCGGCTGATGGCGAGGCGCTGGCGCCGCCGGGAGCGACACTTGCGCTGCCAACTGCCAGAGAAGTTGATGGGGGCATAGGAACACCGGCGCCGCTGAAAAAGCCTTCTACAAGTGTCATAAATCTTGCCCAATCAAATGTTTCGTTGCCTTGGGAGTTTGGAGAATAAGAGTTAATCTGGAACCGAGCGCCGGGGAATGCCTCACCACCGGATGGTCCTTTGTTAGAACCGTCGCTAGCAATACCGCCGTACGGATATGAAATACCGGCAGGGTGCTCATTCTGTAAAAGAGTACCCGGATCGGATTTTCTCATTGTCATTTCGTCATGACCAAAAATGTGTGTTCTGTCTACTGCAATCTGGTTTCTCTTGCACATATTTGCAACCAAAAACGCAAGGTTCTCATACATCACGTCAGTATACCACTTGCCGGGCTGTTCTGCCTCTTCTTTGGGAATACCGGTAATCTCAATACTGAGTCCTGTTCCGTTGGAATTGTTAATATATTTGTCGGTGCCGCCGCCTAAGTTTCTACGACCACCCTGTGACGATGGTGGGGATGCATTTTTAGTACCGCCGCCGTTGCCATAGGCTACATCACTCTCCTTCACGAACTGATAGACGAAACCTCCCGTGTTGATCCCGTAATGAGTTGATACGCCAGCGCCGGGACGACAGAAGACCTCGCCACCAGCCAGTTGACTAGCGCCTGCAGTAGTATGGATTACGATGTGATCGATTGTCGAAGGGGAACGGCTACTGGCGCGAAACGCGCCGGTTACTGCCGGGAACCAGCCGCCTTGGTTGCCACCCGTAATAGGGCTACTAAATTGAATATATGGAAATGCGGGATATGCATCTAAATTTGTGCCGCCGCTGGTGGCTCCAGTTGTGCTGGCGTCTGCGGCGTCTGAGCCGTAATATGCATCAGCATCGGCAATTGCATCCTCAACATCCTCGGCTACGTCGGAGCCATCGCCGGATGCAGAACCTTCACCATCATAACCCAACTCTGTTGCTGCGCTTTGAGCAACAGATGATGCTGCCGCTCCATAGGATTCCATGTCACTTCCGTCTGCGAAGGTTGACATAGACTGGGCTTGCTGAACTGCCATCATATACTGTTCAAGACTAACCTTGTGCATGCCGGGATTTCCTTCGGCAATACGATTGTATGCCTGAATCGCATCCATCGCTGCACGGATTTCGGCTGAAAACTCTTCAAAGTTGCCGGGATTGATTGCACCACCTTCTTGCTGGCGCTCATATGCGATAGGGCTGTAGCGATGGAAGTTTTTAATAACCTCCCAGCGAGTGCTTTTCCAGCATGGAATGTTCTCTTCTGCGTTGAGCCAGTCCCACCACATCACCGACCAAACAACCTGTGCTTTGATTGGAGGGTTTGGTTTCGGAAAAGTTGGCCAAATCTGACTTGCTACTTCGTCTGCGTCGGATTCTTCAAGTACCTCTTCGGTGATCACGACCGTTTCTTCTATCCACGTAGATTCAGGGCGGAATCCCATGATTGCGTCATAGCAATCCGAAGGGCAACCGCTGGGATATATGTTTGATGAGTTATCCGATTGCACGTACACCGGATCACCGCTAGAGGGACTGATGTATGTGATAACACCCTCTTCGTCAATCGTATAGTTAGCCCAGCCGTCCGTCCATTCCATTACTGGCACCTCTACCAACTCGGTAGTTACTGTCTCAACCGGAGGGGGATCTTCAACGACAATTGGCTCTGGCGGAAGTTCACAACGTCGGTCAACGCCGATCTCTTCGTCCGTACACTCAATGATTGAGCCAAAGTATCCAGTCGCCCAATTTCTAACATCCAAACCGGGAGAACCGGGACCGGGATTCGGCAAAGAGCGAGAATCAGTCTCTTTTGTTCTCACCGGTCCAACTACAGCCGGCTCCTCATAAGCACCAAGCATATCAAGTTCTTCTTTCATACGCTCTGGGGGCTTTTCAGATGATACCAAGTAGTCATCCCAGCCAGAACCCATAACTCCGAAAGCGGGAATAATATATTTAAAGCCCAACTTCATGTAATCATTCAATACTTCCACAAAGTCTTCTTGTTTAAGTGCTTCTGAGCCTCTTTCTGAGCGTATTTCGACAGCGCCTGTTGATTCGCGCACCTGTACAACTGATTTTCCAGATGTGGAAAGAATCTGTGCGATTGACCAGTCAACATCTGAAAAGCAGTAATAGGGGAATGAGTCTTTATAGCGAATGGAAACTTCACCGTCCTCTCCGTCTGCTGTTGTAACCGTATATTCGGCGCTGGGCATCCAAGCATTGGAAAACCCTATTTGTAAACTGTTGGCTAGTGCTGCTTTCTTCATCTGACTAGCGACATACTTCGCTTGTCGGGCATATTTATCTTTATTGCCGGGAGATAAGTATCCCCATGATGGTGTCATAACCATGCCCACAACAGGCAGATCTGTCGCAACCTTTGTCATGTGCTTAACGTACTCAGTGGCTTTGCCGGGATACGGTGTGCCAGAGATATACACATTCATGCCGCCCAAGGCGAACATTCTAGCGTATTCTCTTAAGCGGGTAGCATCCGTTTTATATGTTTTGTTGGCGGTCTGATGTATCGCTTCTAAAACGACATATCCTAGATCTGCCCACAAAGCGCGAGTCAGCGAAGTTAGGGGTGTCGGCATATTTCTGTGCCCCATAGAGTGGCGACTAATGAATACACCCTTCGAGTCCAGCGGGCTACCACAAGTAGTCATCTCACCAAAGGGATCGCGACCGGGACAAGAAGGACCAGCAGCAGCAATGCCACCAAGGAATTCCATCATGCAATCGAAATCACAATCTGCCGGAAGCCCAAATGGGTTCACTGCGCCGGCTGACACTTCTTCGCCACCCATAGCATCTCCGTCTGCCCCGTCCGCTGTAGAAGACGCGGTAGAAGGGAACTGCTCTGCCGGTGGACAGGCGCCGCCCAGCTTGACTGGATTGTTCTCGCGGGTGACCACATTTTTCATGATCAAGCCGCCGCCGGCTGCATCACCGCCGCCGCTGCCGTCGTCAGCATTTACACTAACAATAACAACATCGCCACACTCAGGCAATTCGATATCCTGAGACGATGCATAGAAAGTTGGATGCATATTGATCCAAAACTGGTGGATTCCGCTAGCACCGTCGCAGCCATATTTGTCAGGCTCGGGAATTCCAGCATGTAGCGCTGGAATACGCGCCTTAATTTTAATAGTCTCGGGCAGTGGAACGCCCAAGACCTCATCATACCACGAAGTCATCCAGCTAGAGCCGGCTGCGTCCGAGAGATTTGTACTGTCAACCCGTAAAACGATAGCAGCGTAATTGCCGCCCTTTGCCTTTTTGGGGATTGCGGCTTCTTTCGCCTGCCCCATAAGCTGACCCATCGCAGAAGTGCGATATCGGCTATTGACGCCGGAATTCTTTTTAGGAGTATTGGGCTTTTTATTGCCGCCGAGTTTACCCCAGCCTAAATCCTTGAACGGACCACTTCTCGCCATGTCATTAGGACTCCTTTATCAAATCGTACAGTTGCTCTTTGTCAGTATCGGACAGCGAAACTGCACCTTCGGTAGACGTTTGCTTAAGCAAAAGACCGGAGATTTTAACTAGTTGCTCATTTGAGCGTTGGAGGGTTTCTACATATTTTGCAGCAGTTAGACCAACCTCACGATGGGTCGAGTCTCCCTTAGCAAGAAACTGAATTACGTCATCCAGAAGCTCCTTTGTAACGTCCCTGTCTTGGCGTACGTTCTCAACCGCTTCCTTCAAATAATCATCGATTTCTTGCTTCTTGCTCATAGTTTCCCCTCGTTCCAGTCCTTCTTGAAAGCCCTGTATTTTGCCCTCATTTTGTTGAGGTTATTAACAATCTGCTTCGTGTTAAGACCGGTTATCTCTCTAATGTATAAGTAAATAGCTTTCTTGTTAAAAATTTCAATTGAATCAGGGTGTTCCAGCAACAGCTTTATTGCTTCTAAAACCTTTTGCTCGTTGGGTTTTAGGTTTCCAGTGTCCCATGACTCCATTTCCTTCCACAATTCTTCCCAAAATTCTTTCTGCACGCGATCAGCATAATACCCGTGTTCAACGACCAGCTTCTCATCGAGTATCGGTCTGATCATAATATCCTCAATCGGGATCTCAGTGCGGCGCGCCTTTGAGTTTTTCTTAACCTTGGCAATAAACCAGTTTTTTGTTATAACCGAAAAATAAGAAAAGGCTTTAGAGCCCTTACTCGGATCATACTTCTGTATGACTGTTGTTAACCAAATCTTGCACTCGTCTCTCAGTGAATCACAATTCGGCAACGTTGTAAATCTATAGGTGAATACGATCTTATCCACCATCTCGCTGAACACCGGTCCAATCATTGTGGAATAGAGGCGTTCTCTTTCGTCAAAATCCGTGCTGTTGTTATAATCGATAATTGCTTGTTCATGTACCTTAGTAAAATATGATGTTTTTCTACGCTTCTTCGCCATCGATGGCTTCTCCTTCTTCAGCTTCTACTCCTAAGTTTTCATATCCCTCGGCGACTTGATAAATTTCGTCAAATTCTCCAAGCATCTGTACAACAAGTTCTGAATGTTGCAGTAATCCTTGTAAAGTCTGATCCCCATAAAACGTTTCCATTCCGTGTACTGCGTCTAAATGCTCTGCAAATTTCTGCATCACATCGTTTACTTCGCCTAAGTTGTTTGAAACAAAAAATAGCTTTGTTAATAAGTTTCTTATGAACCAGAAAGCGACGACGTTAATCGCAATAGATACCACGAGTAAGGTTATTATAATTTGTAGTGTTGTCATTTGTTCTCCTCATAATCGGCAGTTTGCAAATCCGTCTTCTCTTTTGCCAGTTCTTCTCTTGCCTCATGAATGTGCTGCTCGACAAGCGCACCAACCTTGTTCCCCGTGGGGGCACGGGTAGTGTTTATCTTGATGAATGTCATTGCAGGTACGCGGACTAGTGTTTCTTGCTCTTCACATTTGATACAATCAGTCAGACACTCTTTCATTGAGTGGACTGTCTCAAACACGTCTTCGCACTGCTCGCAGCGATAAGTATATCTAGGCATGTCTAATCCGTCTCTGGAATAGACTCCTCGCTGGCGCGCATGATTGGTGGATTGGTGACAATCAAATCATCGTTGCCATCAATAACGAAGTTAAATCCTTTTAGTACAGGCACAATATCAGTTTGTGTCATCAATGAATTCTGCAGCGCCATCATAACAGCGCCCAGCGCCTGATCAGATAAGTTAATATTCTTGGTAGTGGTCATTTTGTTCTCCTTATAATTCCCTTTCCCATCGGTCGATCATATCATCCAGAAGAGTCTCAAAAGTATATTCGGGCTCCCAGCCTAAGATTTCTCTAGCCTTGGAGGAGTCGCCCTTAAGGTATTTAAGTTCCTCTGGGCGCATATACTTTGGATTCTGAACAACATAATCTTCGTAGTTCATTCCCAACTTAGTAAACACAGTTTCCACAAGATCTCTTACAGAATGTGTTTCACCAGTTGCAACAATAAATTCGTCAGGCTCATGATGATTTATAATCATGTGCATTGCACGAACATAATCTTTTGAGTGTCCCCAATCTCGATACGAGTCTAGGTTACCCAACTCAAGCTTGTCTCTTAATCCCTTCTTAATCTGCACAGCAGTCTTTACAACCTTATTGGTTACAAAGTTAGAGCCGCGTCGGGGGGATTCATGGTTAAACAAGATGCCATTGCATGCGTGAAGATTATACGCATGCCGATAGTGTCTAACCAAGTTATAGCCCATGACCTTTGCACAACCATAAGGGCTGACCGGGTTCATGGGAGTTGTGAGGCGCTGTACGCCGTCATGATCGACCGAGTTGCCGAACATCTCAGAAGAACTAGCCTGATAGAAGCCGGCATGCGGCACAAAAGAGCGATAGACTTCCAGCATGTTCAGCACACCCAAAGCATTCGTTTGGATCGTGAACGATGGCATGTCGTAACTGATTCGTACATGACTCATAGCTCCAAGGTTATAAATCTCGTCAGGGCGGACATCCGACACAATACGCACAAGCGAGGGATAGTCGGTCAGATCGCCGTAGTGTGTATGAATCTGTCCCTGTAGGTGTTGGATACGGCTGTCTTGGTTCTCCGCAACGGACGAACGACGAATAATGCCGTGGACCTCGTAGTTCTTTTCTAACAGCAGTTCAGATAGATAGCTTCCATCCTGTCCTGCGATTCCTGTGATAAGTGCTTTCTTTTTGCTCATTTAAGTTCCTTATAGTATTCGCCAACGATAAATCTCATCTTTCTGGTACCGGAAGCCTTGGACATGTCTGGCGTATATTTGTCAAGCGGTAAAATTCTAAAATCAAATGATACGCGAGTATGCGGCGTATCGTTAATCATGTTTCCATGTCGGCACTTGTTGCCGTAAAAAATAGTATATTCGCCCTCGCTCATTTGAATCGGGGCATAGTCACCAAGACCGGGCACGGACTCGCACCAAGTCGCATTCGTGCCATAGATGTTTGTAATAGCAACTTGAAAATTGATCTCGCCATCGGGGTGATTATATCCCACCTGAGAGTCACAATGAAACTCGGGCACAACCCAGTTACCCACCAAGTGGATACGGAAGGTCGGGAGCGATTGATAGATAAAATCGCGGCTCCCATAGATTGGTACCACAACCTCTTCCACAAACCTATCATACAACTCTTCAAAGTCGGTCCAACCAGAACGAATCTTGTTGTAAAAGTTGTTATGCGGTATCGTATCAGAGTTGTTCTCCATCGTGAACGGCTCGTAGTCATAGTGCGCGTGAAGTTGTTCCAGATCTTCGTGACCTATGGCATCCTCGATAAGTTCTCGAAATGGGTAACGACTAATATCGTATATTTCTTTTCTCACTCAGATTCCTCAATGTAGGTCTTATCCTTTTCTACACCGTAGTATGGACCGGTCTTAAACTCATACAAAACAGTGTCTTCTTCTAGAACCTCAAAGCTGTGTCCTCCACGGAACACAATGGCAGCATCGCCTTCGCCCAACTCTGTCTCATAAATTAGTTGGTCATCGATATCCCAAAAGCGTGCGGCTACACGACCCTTCAAGAACACCCACGCCTCTTGAGTAATGTCAGTGGTTCTGACTAACTCGTTGTGCTTGTGGGGCGCGAATGTAGTGCCCTTGGTTAACTTCTTGGTTGCGCACTGCAGGTATTGATCTTGCGGGCTAAGGTCGGCACGGTTGGTACCAATCTCATCTCCACGGTTTATAACTAACAACATTAAATCCGGCTCGACTGCAGAATATACATGAATCATCATTTTCTCCTATAAAACTCTTTTACCACGTCACAAACATATGAAATCTGGTTTTCTGTCAAAGCAGCAAACGAAGGCAAGCACACGCCGTGGTTATACGCATGCTCAGCGACTTCAAAATGTTCGCGATTATGACGAGGATCATCTGCCCAGATATCGAAACAGGGTTGCAGATGCAATGGATAGAAAAATGACCTTGGCTCTACGCCGTTCATCTTCATGAATCCCATTAGGTTCCGACTAGGATCATCTTCTTGTCTTGTTCTGAGGACGACACGGAACGGAACGTATGGTTCAACCTTGTCCGCAGGGCTAAGTAGTTCAATCTCTTCAATATCTACCAAAGCTTCTCGGTACATATTATAGTTTCTCTGCTTTCTCTCAATAATCTCTGGCAACTTCTTCAGTTGTGCCAAGCCGATTGCAGCTTGCACATCATTAATCCGAAAGTTGTAACCGATTGCTGGGTGAGTGAATGTTCCGCGATGCAAACGACCCTGATTTCTCAGGAGGAGAAGGTTATTATATACCTCTTCGTCGTCTGTAGTAACAAACCCACCCTCACAGGTAGTCAGCGTCTTATCTGCAAAGAAAGAAAAGGAGCCCGTGTCTCCAAAGCTGCCGCAGCCCTTGCCGTTCCAGTTGATACCGAGGGCTTGGGCTGCATCTTCGATAACCATAAGGTTGTGCTCTTTGGCATACGCCATGATCTCAGTCATGTCTGCTGCAAAGCCGAAGATGTGAACGGGCATAATCGCCTTGGTTTTGTCGGTGCGTACGCGCTCGCAATCGTCAAGACGAATCTGCAAGTCGCGACAACCAACGTCAACAAATACGGGGCGGGCACCGACCATTTCGACGGCGTTTGCGGAGGCAATAAATGTGAAGTCTGGCACAATGACTTCATCGCCGGGACCGATGCCCATCGCCCGTAAAGCGAGGTAAAGCGACAAAGTGCCATTTGGAGCGAAAACACCGTATTTACTTCCAATTATTTCAAGCAATTTCTCGCTAAACTCTGCTGCCTTCGGTCCTTCTGTAATCCAGTTTTCCGTGAAGCAGCTTTTAATAGCTTCATATTCTTCCATGCCAATGTAAGGCATAAACTGTGGAACTCTCATGTGCCGTATTCCATCCTATAATTTAAAACATAATCACTGCATATGCCTAAGCATCGCGATAAGTCTACTCTAGAGTATACCACGTTTTCAGGCATAACGCAAATAGTTTTCTCGTTTAATGTTTTTCCCGGGTATGCCCAAATCATGCCGGCAGAGGTTAATGTATAATCGTCCTCTTGGTGCCAAAACACGTTCCACCCTTTTTCGCGAGTAAAGTAAGTGTATGTTTCTAAGTCTTTTGCGTGAATGAACAAGCGCCCTCGGCGCTCTTCAAACCATTCAATGGGCAACTTGTGTTCTCCATAGTCATGACCCATGATAAACTCGCCGACCATATTGCCCTTTCTAACGTCTATTTCGGCGTAGAAGCCTTCTGATAGGGCTTTGTCGATGTAGCCGGGGCTGTTCTCCAGTTCGGGCTTGGGACCGTCTGTGTTGCCTCTGTGGGCTATATACATCATTGTTCAAGACCTCCGTGGAGGCGTCGAACAAGCTGGAAATCTTCAATCTCCCAGAAGTGAAACTTGAACTTATCTAACATGTTTTCTTTTTCGATGTGATACGGAATAACGTCATGATTTGACATGCGGCAATTGCCCATGTAGATATATTCAGGAACCTTGCGAACAAGATCAATCGTACGGTCCATAACTTCAGAGCCTCCAAACAACCAGTACTCTAGCACGCCTTCTACGGGCATGCCTTTGTCGTTAAAGGTGTCAAAGATTGTGTCTCTCTCATGGCGTCCGCACCAAATAGAATCACGGTCGAACTGGCTAAAATCCAAAGGCTGCAGCCATGCCACATCAAAACGAGATGTCATAACATAATCATATTTAAAGCCGTTCTCCTTTTCATATTTATTCTTAAGCCCAAGCACCTCCTTATTAGAGTACCATCGGCTCATGATTGAGTGAAAGTGTCGTGGCACATCCGAGTGCACCTTTTTCCTAAATTTATTCGCCAACGAATCAAAGTCAACCTGTTTTTGAACAATGTAGTCTTTGGGTTCGTAAAATTCTACCAACTCTTCTTCAGCTTCAGTGCTCCATGTGTGAAAAAACACATCGACATCTTGAGCTTTAAGGTTAATAATGTTCTCCTTGAAGTGCGGCACAGCTAACTGCCAATCGACGGGGAAGCCTTTGTCATTTTTGCCGCCGGCTAGACCATTAAAGCATAATGCAATTCTCATTCCGCTCTCCTTAAAATGTCAGCCACCAAACCATAGTTGATATCACGCCAGCTTTTAACTTCATGTACAGAAGCGCCAGTGGCTCGGGCAGCTTCAAGCCCCACAATAGAATCTTCAAAGATAATACACTCATCCAGATCACACCCAATGCGTGCCAGCATCATCATGGCGCGAATGTACGGTTCAGGATGGGGCTTTGGATTGACGACATCACTGTTTGTAATCAATACGTCAATGTATTCTGCAAACCCTAGGTGGTCTAACAATATACGAGTGGACTGTCCGTTGGCGTTTGTCACAATAGCAATCTTCTTCTTCTCTTCTTTGAGAAACTTAAACATCTCTATCTTATCAAAATAATGGCGAGGATTTAGTTCTGCCATTAGTTCGTTTGCGATTTGCTTCTTGTCTTCGTAAATGTCTTCTACCTGATCCATGGTGATGTAGCCCTTGTCACAAAACTTAATCAACTTAGCCTTAGTGGTGATTGTGGAATTCACAATCTCCAAGTCGCTAGGATGCCTAACATTAAAACCACGGCGTCCAAGCGCTCGCACAATTGAGCGCACCTGAATGTCTGTGGTGTCAACGAGCACTCCGTCAAAGTCAAAGATAAAAGCCTTATACATGCTATTCCCTAGGGTGGTGTTGGAGATAGTGGTTTAGATCCTCGGGTGTTCCAAGACCCCACATTCTGTCGATGTGGAAAACCTTAATCTTCTGTGTGTCCTCGCATGCCTGATTA